CTCGCGGGGGGTGGGGACCCGCCCCCCCCCCCCGTTACTTCAATTAAACCATGCGTTTGCCTGGGAGTCAAGGGACGGGAGCCGCCTCGCGGCGACCCCCGCCCCCTCCGGGTCTAGTACCGGCCGGTCGCGTACGCCACGATCGCGTAGGTGGACGCGAACGCCCAGAACACAAACCACGGCGACGTCCACCAGGCCAGGACCACCCGGGTCCAGAACGCGCGACGCGCCTCGCGGCGCCTCGCCTTCCGGCTCCCGTTCCGCATTTTGTCTCTCCTCTCCGAGGGAGCCCCCGCCCCCTGCTATACTTCTATTTTATCACGTCCGTGCCTCGCGGTCAAAACAACGCGTCACCACGCAGACCCCAAACACGCCACTGCCGGACCACCCCGCCTCGGCTCGCGGGCAGGATGGTTCGGCAGTGTCGGTTCGGTCAGCGGTCGCTGTGCTGGCCCGGTCGCGGAACATCGTGGACGTCAGCTGCGCGAGCGAGCCGCCTCGTCACTTTGCGCGCGTCAAGCCACGCCCGGTTTGCGACCGTGCCGAGGTGGCGAGCCGCCCAGCCAGGCATGCCGTGGTCGTGTACGCGAATCTCGATCGCGTGGCCGTCCAACTCCGCCTCGATCTTCCAGGTCCGCGCGTCCTCGCGGACGAGCCGCTCAACGGTCGCTCCCGGAACGTAGAGCGCGATCGCGGACGTGACCTCGGCTGCGATCAGGTCGTTACCGCTGGGATCGTGCTTCTGTAGGTGCACCATGCTGCCTCCTGTCGTGGGGGCCGACCCCCCGCCCGTGGGGGCGGGGAGCCGGCCGGTTGGGTTTACGGCAGCTTCTCGCATTCCGCGCAGCGACCGCGCTTGCTCAGTCCCGAGCCGTCCAGGACGGCGAGTCCGCACACGGAGCAGAACGCCTCCGCGAGCCGGATCAGGAACCGAGTAACCATGTGGTCTCCTCTCGTCTGGGCAGAGCCTCCGCCCTGCCTGTATCTCTATTAAACCATACGCGTGCCGCCCAGTCAAGCCCGACCTCAAACACGGCGACGCCCCCCGCCGTTTCCGGACAGGGGGCGCCTTCCGGCTCGGTCAGCCGGCCGTCGCCGCGAGACCGGCCGCCATCGACGCGCCGATCTGCGCCACGGCCGAGATCGCCCAGGCGTTCTGCTCGTCGCCAGGTCCGGCGAGGTCCACGGCGCGCTGGATGATGGTGACCATCGCGTCCTTGACGGCGGGGTCGAGGAACACGGCCGCCTGGTATCCGGTCAGGTCCGCCTCGACGTTCCCGGTCGGGTTGCCGTCAGCCCAGTCTCGGGCGAGCTGGCCAATGCGCTCGTCGATGAACTGCATGTGGTTTCCTCTCGTTGGGGCGCCCCTCGCGCCATCTTCTCCATTAAAGCATCCCGCACGCCCGGCAGTCAAGCCCAACCCCCGGCTCGGCTCCGGTGTGCCGCTAGGGGAAGGAACGCGCCCGCACGCGTATCACGTCCCTCGTTTTCGGTCAAGCTCCCTGGCTCTCGGACCGATGTGACGCACACCACATAGGCAAACCCCAGCTCTCGGCTTGCCTCGTCGGCACGGCCATGGTTTAATAAAATTACACCCGGGGCGGCCCGCCCCGGACACGAGAGGAGCCCGAAATGGCCCGCTTCAACGCCACCAAGTACAACCCGGCGCACGACAGCTCGGTCGACACCGACGACCTGCGGACCCAGAGCGACGACGAGCCCGGTTACGATGGCGTCATCCTGGTGCAGGTCCGCGAGGGTGACACCGCCGAGACCGTCGGCCAGCTGATCCAGACCTGCGCGTGCGGCTGCCTGGCCGCCGTCCGCGAGGGCCGGACGTTCGTGCAGGGCCATGACCAGCGGCTGCGCGGCATCCTCACCCGGGCGCACCTGGCCGGTGTCGAGGTCACCCGGATGGACGGCTCGGCGATCACGTCCAGCGCGATGCAGTACGCGATCGAGCTGGACGCCGAGCGGACCGGCGGCAAGAGCTGGGCGGCTGGCCTCGGCACGGCAGGCGCCGCGCAGGCCGCGAAGGTGGCCGGCAAGCTGCAGGCCGACGCCGAGGCGAACACCCCCGCGATCGAGGCGGCCGTCACGGACGCTGTCGAGATCGCGGTCTCGGTGGAGCCGACCGGCTACCAGGCCGGTACCGTCAAGGTCGGCCGCTGGGTCTACCCGGCGCGCAACTGGGACGGTGGCGTCCTGGAGCGCAACGAGAAGCGTGACGGCAGCGGCGCGTGGGTCGAGACCACGGCGCAGTTCACCGCCGTCTGAGCCCGACCCGCCGCACGAGACCCCGCCCCTCCGCGAGGAGGGTAGCGGGGTCTCGGCACGTCCGCCCCGACCGGACGCCCCACCGAGCCGCCTCGTTTTCATACATCTGTTGTGTGATTGTTGTGTTCCGGGCCCTCCGATCGGCTTGCGTCTTGCCCCTCCGGCATGGTTTAATTTTATTACAGGGCCGGGGGGACCGGCCCACGCGAGAGGAGAACGAAAATGGACACCACCCGCGCGCCCCACACCTGCATCGCGGACTGCGGCAACCACGTCAGCGTGGACGGCGACATCTGCTGGGACTGCGAGTTCGAGATCGACGCGACTGGCTACTGCGTCGTCCGGTTCGGCGCGGACGACCTCCCCCGCCTCGACGCGGATGGCTTCGTCATCACCGAGGAGAACTGACCCACCCCACATCCCGACCCCCGCGCTCCCCGAGCCGGGGGTCGAGTTGTATTTGACAGCCAGGCACGGGCATGGTTTAATAGAAGTATAGCAGGGAGCCGGCTCCCTGCCCGAGAGAGGAGACCAAGATGGAGAACCTCACCACCACCGAGCGGATGGCCCTCGCCGAGCTGGCTTCGAACGCGCTCTGGACCCACGACCCCGCCGAGGTCCCGGAGCTTGACGCAGCCCTCCGGACCGCGCTGCCGAAGCTGCGTGGCCAGGCCGCGACCCCCGAGGCCACGGCGGACGTCAAGCGCCGGTAGTTCCGCCTCGACCCGCGACCCCCCGACCCGAAAGGGAAGGGGGGTCGCGCTATGTCCAGGCTCCGGTGCCGAAGCCCACTTGCCTCCGTGGCACGGCCATGATTTAATGGAATTACAGACGGACGCGAGGTCCGTCCCGCGAGAGGAGCAGAACATGGCGATCACCTTCCAGGCCGGGCGGAACACCAGCGACGCGCAAGCTGCCCTGATGACCCGCCTCGTCAGCGAGAGCCCGAAGGTCGCAGCCCTGGTCGACACGATCGGCGAGAGCATGACCGAGGGCAAGACCCGCCCGATCCGGACCTGGACCCCCCGCGAGGTCCGCGCGCTGATCGACCTGATGATCGCCACGTCGAACACCGACCCGGCTCGGGTCGAGACCCGGATCACCCCGAACCGCTACGCCGGGGCCTGCGCGGACTGCAAGGGCAACGTCGAGGTCGAGGCCGGTCGGGTGCGCAAGGAGAACGGCCGCTGGGTCACGCGCCACCTCGACGGGCAGTGCCCCCCGAAGGCCACCCCGGTTGAGCCGGCCGCGCGGCTGCAGGGCAGCCCGGAGGGCTTCTGGACCCTGGACGGCCTGCACTTCAAGGTGCAGCTCGCCGTGCACGGCAGCGGCCGTCCGTACGCGAAGGTCCTGGACGAGGACGGTACCTGGACCCGCGACGACCGGACCCGGGGCGTGCTGGCTCGGATCCAGGCCGGCGAGGCGACTCGGATGACCAAGGACGAGGCGGGCGCGCTTGGCCGGCTCTACGGCCGGTGCGTTGCCTGCTCCGCGACGCTCACCGACGAGACGTCGATCGAGGTCGGCATGGGTCCGATCTGCCGGGGCAAGTTCGCCTAAGCCGCAAGCCGGCTCACTGCCGGACCACCCGCCCCCGAGAGGGGAGCCGGGTGGTCCGGCAGTTCCGTGTCCGGGGTGGGGTCGTCGCGGGGTCTCCTGTCCACGGGGAGACACGAGAGCCCGCCTCCGGGCCGTGAGTGCCCGAGCCGGCTCCGAGGCAGCGGGAGACCCCACGGAGCCCCGTCGCCGGTTTTGTGCGTTCGTTGGGTTGTGAGGCTTGTCTTTCGGGCACGGGCATGGTTTACTGGTTTCAGACGGGCGGACAAGCCGCCCTAAGCCCGGAAGGGGGCGGTTCAAATGGAGAAGCTGGACCTGGAGGTCGTGACCCAGCTCCGCGACGGCGGCTCGATCGTGGAGCCGATGAGCGCGGTTCCGGACCCGATCTGCCTGGAGGCGCTGTTGCACCTGCGGCGCCAGTTCGGCACGCCGAGCCTGCCGGACCCGAGCCTGGCTTGGGCGATGACCGTCCGGTACGCCGGAGTCCCGGCTGGCGACCCGATCGCGGCGATCGTCTTCTAGAACCGCCCCCGTGAGCCCGCTTCCCGACCAGGGGGGTGGGCTCGCGGCTTGTTTGGGCGTTGTGCGAGCCGGCCGCCTCGGGCTTGCCAGGGCGACACGGCCATGGTTTAATAGAGGTACAGGGGCGGACGGGACCGCCCCCCACGAGAGGAGCCAAAATGGCCGAGACCACCGCCTCCGCGAAGTGCCGCCGTTGCGGGCGCAAGCTCACCTCGGCTGCGAGCGTGGCGCGGGGTCTCGGCCCGACCTGCGCGAAGGCGGTCAGCAAGACCGACCTCGGCCGGCTGGACCCGTGGCAGGCCGCGCGGGTCGCCGCGATCTTCCAGACCGGCGTGGTCGAGATCGTGAAGTATGGCAACACCCGGGTGGTCAAGGTGCAGGAAGCACCATACTTGACCGACTGGGCCGACCTCGACGAGTGCGGCTGCTCGGAATTCCGCCACGAGGGGGCGTGCCCGCACTTCGGCGTCGCCCAGATCGTCCTGGCGGGCCGCGCGGCCTGACCTGCAAGACCCCCCGCAACACCCCCGGGGGGCGGCTGGACGGCCGCCCCCCTGCGAAGGAGGAGCGATGACGCTCGACCCCACCGCCGCCCCCGTGCCGGTGACCTCGACCGAGGACCAGCCTCGCCCGTCGTGGATGCCCGCGCCGCTCGGCGACACCATCCGGGTTCGCACGTCCGGCTGGTCCGGTGAGCAGGTGCACGAGTACCCACAGGCCGTGGCCGCGTTCAGCGACCACCTGGCCACGGGCGGGTTGGTGGTCTCGCTGTTCGCCGCGATGCGGGAGACCGCCGAGGCGGCTCGCGAGAACCGCCCCGGCTCGTTCGACACGGCCGGCTGGTCCACGCTCGGATACTGGGTGACCATGGACGACAGCGGCCTGGTCTACGCGATCGAGATCAACCGGAACGGCGACCGCCGGATCTTGGGCGCGAGCCCGGAGCGCTGGGTCCGCGCCGAGTACCACGCGAGCGGCTACGACGACCCGAAGCCGGGCGAGGTCCGGCGGGTCCGGCTCTAACACCGACCTCAACCCGCGAGGCGGCTCCGGAGCCACGGGAGCCGCCTCGCTGACCGAAGGAGAGAACATGCAGCAAATCCCCCGCATTCCGGTCTGGCCCGTGTGGTTCCAGTGCCGGCTGTCCCGAGTCCGCCCGGTGGTCAAGCCAGTTGACATTACCGATGTCGACATGTACGGCCGGACGCTGATCGTCTGGTCGAATCGGCTCCACGTCAACGTCCGCATCCCGTTCTGGGTCCGGACCTCGACGATGCGCACCTGGGTCGGCCTGTGGAAGGTCGGGCAGGAGGAGACCGGCCCGCTGGCCTGAAACAACGCTAACACAACGCACGCTCCGTGCCCCCGGGGGGATTTGCCTCGGGGGCACGGCCATGGTTTAATAAAATTACCGGAGCGCGAGGGGCGCTCCCCCCGAGAGGAGAAGCAAAATGACCGGAATTTTCACCCTCCGCCTTTCCCACCCGATCAGCACCGGCAACGGCGAGTTCCTCGACGTCGCGCTGACCGAGCACCCCCACGATGTCCTGGTCGCGCGTGGCTTCGTCCCCGAGCCCTACGGGGACGAGGACGACGACCGCATCTCGATCGTCAACTACCGCGACGCGCAGGGCCGTGACGCGGAGGTCACCGAGTGGTACACCGAGCCCAGCGACTTCGCGCCGATCAGCCTGGCGCAGATCGCGGGCTGACCCCCCTCGACACGCCCCCTCCCGCCTCGCGGGCAGGGGGCGTTGTCGTGTCCAGGCTCGTTTCGGGTCGAGCTTGACGCGCAGGCACGGCTATGGTTTAATGGAATTACCGCAGGGGACAAGCCCCCTGCCGCGAGAGGAGCCCAAAATGCAGGACATGACCAGCGCCATCGAGGTCCGCATCACCGAGCAGGGCCACGACGTGCTGGACCTGGCCGACGCGGACCGCGCGCTCACCGCGATCGCCGAGACCTGGACCATCGAGATGAAGATCGGCGACGGCTCGTGGCTCGTCACCCTCCCGACCTCGCTCTGGACCGAGGTGCAGGAACTGGGCGGGGTCGTCCTGCAGGCTGGTCAGTACCAGGTCGAGATCCCGGTCTGAACACGACAGGAGCCCGCCCCCGGTCACCCCGGGAGGCGGGCTCCAGCGTTCCTGCTCCTTGACAACTACACTGCCGGACCACCCTGCGAGCCGGCTCCGGCCTGGGCGGGAATCGGGATCTCCGGCCCGTCGTCCTCCGGAAGCGGCAGCGGGTCGGTCTCGCCCGGCTCGGCGACCTCGCCATCGAGGTACGACCGACGACGTCGACCGACCAGCCGAGCCGCCTTGCCCAGCCAGCGGCGCCCTGGGTCGGTGAACTCCGGCGGGTCGTCCTCGTCGATCGAAGGCAGCGCGTCCGGGTCGGCCACGACCCCCCGCTGGATCAGGTCGTCCAGCAGGACACCCCGGGCGATCAGGTCGATAGTGTCGTCCGGGACATATGCCCCACGGAATCGGGCATATCCCCTGCTGCCGGCATAGTACCGGTACCCTACCCCCGGCATATCCTCCGCGATCTCATGGCACAGGGCGCCCTGCGCGGACGCACCCGAGCCGAGAACCGCGTCGGTCAGCTCGCGGCTGCGCAGCGCCAGCCCCACCCGCTGTGGGAACAGGTCCCGGATCTCCCCCAGGGTCTCCTTCTGGGATAGCTGGGAGCAGGCCCAAATGAAGAACGCGGCCTTACGCCCAACCGCGAGGATCTCCCCCATGGGAGAATCGATGCCCTTCTTCAACATCGACTTCAGCAGGAGAAGCTCGTCGATCACCGTCAGGTCCAGCGGCTCCGCCCGGGTCGGATGGTGCTTCCTGGTCTTGGACGACATCGACCGCAGCCGAGCGTCCATCGCCGTGTGCTGCTCCTCGACTATCCCCGCCGCCCCGGACGGCCGGTCCGTGTACGCATGCACATGGAACAGCGGCCGATCCTGCCGCAGGCAGCTCAAGCAGATCCGCACCGGGTTCTCATCTCCGGCCGCCTTCTGCACAGCCGACGGGATCCCGCCGACCGGCTGCGCGACCTCGATCACCCGACGCAGCCCGCCCCGGTACGGGAAGACAAGCTCGCCGTCCGGCTTGTCCCCCTCCTGACCGAGCACCGTCCACACCCACGAGCCCGCCTCGCGAAGCTGCGCCAGCTCGACCCCGCCCGCCGGATCGATCACCCGGAGCCGGGTCGGAACCCGCGCGAGCTGCAACCCCGCGAGCCCAGCCCAGATCAGGTACGACTTCCCCGAACCGGTCTCGCCGGCCGCCAGCAGCGACCTCCGGTAATTCGCCTCTGCTGGCCGACCTCGGTCGGTCAACCCGACCGTGATCATCGGCGAACTCGGCCCACCTCGCTCACCCGGCGCGACCTCGCGGAGCTGCGCCGGGGGGTGGTCCGCCAGCAGCTTGTCCAGCTCGACCACCGTCGCCAGCTCATCCACCCACTCGAACGTCACCAGCGCTTCGGACGGTAGCGAGCCCGCCACTCCGCGTATGTGGCGCATCCTCATCGACGAAATCAGCTTCGGCAGCGCGCCGCTAAGGTCAGCCAGAGTCAGGCCGCAACCGCCGAGGTCGACAACGCCGATGACGTTCGGGCCGTCTGCGCGGACCGCGACCAAGTGCGGCTCGGCGTGCGTGTTGCGATCAAGCAGCCTGGCGTGGGCGCAACCGCGCGGCCAACGTCGCCGTACCTTGCGCACTCTTGACCACGCTGTTATACTGGCGCGGAGGCCCGCCACTCGGGACGAGTGGCGGTACACCCACCAGATGGCGAAGGCGGTCTTGACCGCCAAAGGCACGAACGCGCAGACCAGCGCGAGCGGCCACACGCCGCAGGCGTGCTGGACGTACAACGCGAACGCGAGCCCGCAACTCAGCAGCGGATGCCGCCAGCAGAACGCGCCGAACCGCCACAGGACGGCGCCGAGCGTCCGCAGGTCAGCGAACGTAACGCCGCTGGACGCTCCTTTCTTACCCACCGGACCCGCCTCCGTCCTTGTAGAAATGGAAACCGGCCGGTCCCCACTCGCCCACCTTTACCGGCTTCCAGTGCGGGTGTTCCCGCCTGGCGTCAAGCCAAATCCCCCCTTGCCTGGTAAACCGCACCTGGTGCGGCAACACCGGGTCTTTGTTCTTCGCTGTCCGCCGGAGGATCGTCCCCCGGATGGCGTCCGCGTCGGGCGGCTCGAACTGCGACTGCGGCTTAGTCGCCGTCCTCCGCACGCCAGCCGCCTCGGCTCCGGCCTTCCCCGCGCCCGTCCCGCGTCCCTTGGTCGAGGCAACCACGGTCTCGCCGAGCGGCCGGCTCGCCTTCACCCCGGGCGGTCGACGTCCCGAGCCAGAACCCCCGCGCCCCCAGGTCGGCTTCTTCGCCGAGCTGGCACGGTTCAGGCCGATTGCGCCCGTGGATAGGAGGACGGCCACCAGACCCAGCCCGAGACCCAGCCCACGGAGCATGAGCCAGACCACCAGCTCTCCCACGCCCAGTGCGACCACCAACGCGGTCTTTTTCTTCGACCAGCGGTTGCGACCCCGCGAGGAGGGCCGTTTCCCCTTCGCGGGACGCCCGGTCGCATGCCGGGTTGCCCTACTCAGGGAGAATACCCCCCTACCCCAGGCGCCCCCCGGTCCGCCATAGGTCACCTGCTTGGTGTGCTGCCGGATCTGGACGACCCTACCCCCGCGCCGCTGGGCATATGCCCCTACCCCAATGCGCCGTTGTCCCGGCATATCCCATTCTCCTTTCTCCTCATGTCCCATGGGGGGACACGGGGGTGTGTCCGCTCGGCCCTACCCTGCCCTACCGGGCGACCAGGACCAGGATAATCAGCGCCCATACCGGTATGTACAGTGCCCAGCGTCCGAGGTAGGTCACGAATGCGTGGGCGTATGCCTGCCGGTGCCTGCGCATGCCAGGCCGGACCATCCTCGTGATCTTGGTCTCGATTGCGTGGCAGGTGGGGCACATCGGCCGAAGAACGATCAGCGGCGCGTCGCCGACCCCCCACCGGTAGGTGAGATGGTTCAACTGCAGCGACCGCTGGACTGACCAGAAGCCGACCCCGCGTCCGCGCCTCCGGCACCAGAAGCACCGACGTCGCATCCATGGGCGCCGAGCCGCCTTACGCCAGTACTCGGCCTTGGTCCGCTCCCAGGCCGGTCCGTACTGTGCCGACCACTCGTCCCACCCACCTCCCTGCCCGCGTGATCGAGCCCGGGTCAGCCCCGGTCGGGTTCGCGTGCTCATGAGATGAAGATCCCGATGAACACGCCCACGATGAACACGACCAACAGGCCCGTGAACACCGCCCCGAGCGCGACCTCGATACGCGCCTCCGATCGCGGGTGGTACTCGACCGGCCGGCTCAATCGCGGCATTTCTGTGCTCCTTTCGTTGTCGACCCCGCCCGCCTACCGGGTGGGGATGATGAGCCCGGACGGCGCGACGTGCGGCCGTCCGCGCAGCTTCGCGGCGTGCTGCTTGAACAGGTCGCCGAGCTGGTCGACGTAATCCGGCGGAGCGAACAGGATCGTCGACCCGCAGGGCGTGTCGAACCGGAGAACCGCGATCGGCGACCCGTCCGGCCCGGCCATCTGGGCCAGCGAGGTCGTGAACTGCACCGGCTGTGGGGTCACCGCGCCCTGCGGAGCCTCGCCCGGGGTCGCCCCCTGCTGCTGCCCCGCCTGCATCTCGCCTTCCATGCTGCCTCCTCATTTACGGTGTCTTCGAGACACGCCGTGTTACTGGACTAGCAAAACACGACGGAGCCGGCTCCCACAACCTCTGGGAGCCGGCTCCGTTACGTGACGGGAGTTACCCGTTGTCGGTTGTCACCACGTCCGCTCCCGTCGCTTGCAGGTCACACGGTACTTGCGGCGCAGACCGAGAGCCGCCTCGATCCGGACGTCGATGTCGCCGTCCTCGAACCGGAACTGGGACGCCCAGACCGCGAGCTGCGGAATCGGCCATCGCGTCTCCACCAGGACGTCGCGGTTGCCGGGCCGCCCGCCCTCGTTCACGCGCCGGGCGACCCCCTTCCGGTGTGCCCAGTTCCGAACGGCGGTCTCGGCCCGATTCACGTCCGGGTCCGCCCTTCAAGCCAAGCCAGCGCCGTGGCTATCGCATTTTGCGTCATGGTTGTTGCAGTCGTGCTAGCGTCAGAAGGTCGCATCGGAAGCCAAGCCCGAGCCGCCCCCACCAGCACCTGCAGCGCATCCGCCAACTCGCGCTCCTCGTCGAGCGATTGCCGCAGATAGACAGCGAGATCGAGAATCTCTTCATACGCGTCTTGGGTCGAGTTCCGGCCGTTGAACGCGCGTAGCGGCGTGCCGTACCGGCGCACTCCGAGCGCGAGCCGCCCGCTCAGGTCGCGCATCACCTGCTCGTGAACGACCGGCCCGGTCCCGGTCTGGCGCGGCATCGGCTGGCTGTCCCCCGCGCGGCCGGCTCGGGTGGGGGTCGTCCGGCCCTCTCCCTTGGCCGTGGTGAACACGGCGGGGCGGCTCCGGCTACCCGAGCCGCCCTCCTCGGAGAGCCGCATCCCGCCGCTGCCGTCACCGTGCAGGAAGATCCGGTCGTAATGCGCCTGCGCGTCCTCGTACGTGAGCGCGTGGACAACCGCCGGACCATCCTGCGGCTTGGCCGCCTCCGGGTGGGTCTCGGTCGCGAGCTGGTGGGGAGTGCAACCGCACAAATAGGCAGGGTTGAGGTCGCCCACCGTGGTCACATCCACCGCGTTCGGACACATCCGCCCGTTCGCGTGCCGGACCTCACGTCGGTTCCCCACCGCGTCCGCGATCCGATCGATGACCGACCGTGTGTCTTCCGGGTCGTCGCTGGTCACCGTGTCCCCCCGATGAATCGCTTCCGGACCCAGAACGCCGCGATGGTGAGTCCGAATGCAGTGTACAGGCCGGCGACCACGCCGTATGTCACGTCCTGTCGGTCGATCGAGGACCACACCCCAATTGCACCCCACGCGATGAACCACGTGGCGATAATCGCCTCGATCGCGAGCCCGATCCGGGTCGGCTTTCCCTTTTGTGTCACAGTCTGGCCCCTTCTGACTCCAATGTGATGTCGGTCCCGCCCACTACGTCAAACATCGCCTCGAACAGACGGGCGCCTTCCTTCGCGATGTCCTCGACCCGCCACTCCTCCCCGTGCGGGACCTCCAGGTAACACGCGTCGTGCACCCAGTTGACCAGGATGCCGGGGTGGCTGTCCTCGACGTACAACATCCACTCGGTTCCCAGTTCGGCCAGGCTCGCTTGCACGAACCGGTTGAAGGCTTTGTGCAGGTCGTGGGCGCGCTCGTCCGGGAGGAACCAGCACAGCCGGCCGTTGATCAGCCGGACGTACCCGCGCTGCTCGGCCGATTCCATCGCGGCCATGACCGCATGCCGGAACTCGGGGTACAACTCGTACTTCCACTTTGACACCATCGGCTCGATCTTGGCAAGGGGCCACTCGATGCCGATCTTGCTCAAGCTGGCTTGGAACGTCTTCGCCCCGACATCGAAGATCAGCGAGAAGTTGCCTCGCTTCGCGACGTTCCGCATCATCTTCCACTCGGGCGAGTCCGGCGTCACCCCGAACAGCGACGTCGCGGTGATGCCGTGCGCGTCCGCGCCGGAGGTCACCAGGTCGAGCATGCGTGGGCAGGGAGCCCACCGGGCGGCCACTCGCAGTTCGGCTTGCGCGAGGTCGATCGAGTAGAGCGAATGCCCCGGCGTCGCGACAATGCAATTGTGGATCGTCGGGCAGCCCGAGGGCAGCCGGTCGGTGAGCTGGTAGTCGTTGGGGATCGCCTGCAGGTTCACCCGCGAAACCGAGGTCCGGCCGCTCCGCACGCTGGTCTGGTTGAACGACTGCCGGAGCCGGCCGTCGGAGCCGACCATGCCCGGGTATGCCTCGTACCACTTCGACAGCGCGTCGTCCAGTTGCTTCCACAGAAAGTAGTCGGCCGCATGCGGTATCTTCCGTTTCGCCATCTTCCGGGCGATCTCGGCATCGAGCTTGGGCTTGCCGGTCTCGGTCGTGTCCAACGGCTCCAGGCGCGGCCCGTTGCCGCCCGGGTTTCCGGCTGGATCAAACCAATACCGCTTCGCATGATTCAAGTTCAGGTCGTTTCCGGGCTGCCCGGGCCGGAAGCCGAACGGCAACCGAGCCGCGACCTCGGACTTATATGCGTGGATCTGCGCGGCGCCCTCCAAGCATTTCTGCGCGTCGAATGGCATGCCGCGTCGCTCCATCAAGTGCAACACCCGTGCTTTGCGGAACTCGCGCCGGATCCAGCCCTCGACCTTGCGCCGGTCCTCCTCGCAGTGATCGCGCCACTCGGCGAGCTTGCGCGCCTGCAGCACCCGCTCCCGCGCGGTCAGTTCCGCGTCGAGCGTCGCGTACCCGCGCATCAGGTCCCACTCAACCAGGTCGTATCGCTTCGGGAGCTTGCGCTTGGAAAGCGCCGCGAGGTCGCGCTTGAGCCGCTCCTCGTCGTCCTTCTCCATCCCGGCCTTGTACCCGCCTCGGACCTGCACTAGGTCGGGGGTGGTCCGCCAGTTCGCGGGGTCAAGCGCGCGCAGCCTGACGGCCGCCTCCTTGAGCGCCGGGCTGTAGGTCGGCCAGATCTCCTTGTTGGCGATGATCACGTCCCACACGACCTGGTCGAACAGGTCGAAACTGCCGGACCATCCTGGCCTGTCTACCCCGACTTCCATCACAGTGCTGTCGAACGTCGCGTTGGCCATGACCAGTTTGCGCCTGTCGAGCCACACCCACAGAGCGTCCCACTCAGACCGAGGCAGGCAGAACGGGCCTTCCTGCTCCCAGAGCGACGCCTGCCCGGTCCATTCGCGCTTGTGCTGGGTCAGGCCCTGGTTGAACGGGAACGCGGCCGTCTGCACCCAGTCGGGTTTGCCCGGGATGAACCAGGCCATGGTGACTGTGGAAACGCGGGCGCCATCGTCGACGTGCAGGCCCGAGCCTTCTGTGTCTAGGCTGATTTCGACGTAGGGCGGCAGGTTGGGCAGGTCCGACGGCCGCTCGATCACAGGCAGCATCGCGGCCGGTAGCGCGGTGGCCATGGCGTAGTCTCGTGTCCTTTCCGTGGACGGGGGGCGGTCTCGTGGGGCTGTCCTGCGGTACGGCGACGGGCGCCCCCGTTAATGTTGGAGGCGCCCGTGCCGGTCAGCGGGAGGTCACTCCCACGGGTTCGCGTCGTCGCCCTTCGCGCTGGCCGCCTTCGCGACGGCGCCGTCAGCCGGGAGCCACGCCCGGATCTTGTTGTTCTGCCTGCCCTGGTAGGTCGACACCGTCACGTCGACCTGGACGATCTCGTCGACGAACTCGCTCTCGTCCGAGTCGAGCGTCAGGCCGCACGCGACGAACGGCGCCTTGAGCAGACCGGCCGCCTCCGGCTTGTGGCTCGCGGTGTACCACAGCCGCGCCTCGCGGACGCCCTGGTCGGGGAGCACGACCAGCTCCCACTCGGCGTTGGTGCTGTTGCCGTCCTTGCTCGGCTTGGACAGCGTGGCCTTGGTGATCCGCGCCCGGTAGATCCCGGCCTTGATCGGCTCGAACCCGCCGGTCGACACGTCGGCCGTCTCGGCAGTGGCCGCGACCGCACTGGGAAGCTTCGCCATGATGTGTTGCTCCTTTGGTTGATTTGCCCCGTGTCGGGCTTCTTCTCTTCTCCTACGCGGCCAGGTTGGTTTTACCCCGCTCCCCTGACCATGCGGCACTCCCCGTAGCAGCCGGCCGCAGCCCCACTCACCCGCACCCGCGACGAATCGCGGGGTATTGGGAGTCTACTCGGCGTCCGGCTCGGGCGCCGTGGTCGGAGGGGCCTCGACGGGCGCCGTCCCCGCCTTCGCGGCCTGGAACAGCTCGTCGGTCTCCTTGGTCAGCTCGCCATCGACGTACGCGCGGAGCCGGCTGAACGTCGGGTCGGGCAGGCACTTCGGCAGCACGCCATCCCGGTCCTTCGCGCGGTACTTCCCGCCGTGCGCGGCCGTCCAGCCGACGTACAGCCCCTGTGGGTTGATCTCGGTGTGGATCAGCATGTCAACGAACCCCGGGATGTCGCCCATGAGCGCCGGGGTGACCGACGGGCCGTACGCGACCTTGCCGTCATGGTCGGTGTCGCGGCGCATGAGCGCCGTCATCCCGAAGTGGCACTCCAGGTCCCGGAACCACCGTAGGAGCGTGCCGACCTGCTTGGCGACCACGCCGTAGTCGTTCCGCTCGGTCGCCCAGCGATCGCGCGGCTTGCCGCTGCCCTGCGCGGCCCGGAAGGCGCGCGCCCCCTCGTTCGCGAGCAGGACCCGCACGATCTCAGTGATCGAGTCGAACGTGACCCCAGCGACCGAGCCCGGGTTGTGCTGTAGCTGCAGTTTGGTCTGGAAGTACAGTGTCTCCAGGCCGTTGAACGTGAGCTTCTCGCCCGGTCGCGGCCACACCATGATGTTGTCGACCTCGACCCCGCGACGAGCCAGCGCCCGCGACTTGAGCCCCGCCTCGGCGTTGATCGCGAGAATCGGACCGAGGTTCGCCATGTACGCCAGGTGGGTGCTCTTGCCGGTGCCCTCCTCGCCGTAGAGGCAGACCGACATGTACTCGCGCTCCGGCGCGAGCGGAGCCGGGTCGTCCCAGAACGAGCCGGCCAGGTTCTTGTCGCCGCTGTATTCGTCCGGACCGAGATCAACCACGCGCTCCGCGACCGCCGAGCCCGCCATGACGGCGGGTGTTGCAACTGCGCCCTTGGGCATTGGGTGCCCTCCCTCTCTCTTATATCTCTATCTAATCACGCGCCGTGCCGCTCGGTCAATACCCACCTAACGTGGCGCCCCGGGTGGTCCGTGTCACACCACCCGGAGCGCCTGCGGTTCCCGTCAGTTCATCGCGCCATGCAGGCCAATCGGGAGCCCCATCCGGTCTTGCGGTCCGAAGAACAGCATCGGTCGAACCTGCCGCCCATCCGGCGGTTGCGGGCAGTCGGGCGAGGTCGGCAGAAGAACCATGATCGTGCCGGTTCCCTGCCAGTAGATGACGTCACACCCATCAGGGTGGTTTCGCACGAGCCCGCCGGTCTTGTTCTCCACGCCATCGACCTCGCGGTCACAGGAGGACTCGTGAGATAGCCAGGTCCAGGCCGGTCCGTGCACCTCGACCTCGTCGCCGGTCACCGAACAGGCCCGACCCTCATGGTGATGGTCGTGGTCGCCACGATCCGGACGAGCGTCGAATTGGCGACCTCGACTCTGGTCGACGTGACGCGCGGCTCCGACACGCCGTGCACGTGGAACCGGCCGCCGTCAGGCACGCCCACGTTGAACCCCGCTTCGATGTCCTTCGCCAGCTCCCAGTCCAGCGCCGGATCGTGACCGCCGAGCCCGATGAAGGACGGCCGCTCCCGCTCCGCCCGATCGAGCGCCGAGTCCGGGTCGGGCACGATGTCGTCGTCGTACGAGGGGCGGGCCGGCACTGCCGGACCATCCTGCGCTGTGCTCACAACAGAACCGCCTTCCATAGCATTCCGTTTTCGTCACGGAGCACGATCGCCCCGTCCGTTGATGTGCCGATCCGCTCGAACTGGAACGGCAGCGGCAGTTCGGCCGGCTTCGGGTCCGCCTCCAACGCGCGTAGCGCGGGCGTCTGCTCGTAGAACCACGCCTGCCCCGCGATCACCACGTGGATCTTGCCGACCCCGCTGTCCTCGACCCGCGTGATGAGCCCGCGAACGGCGGCGCGCATGGACGCCGGAGCGAAGTTGGGGAAGTGCGCCTCCAGGGCCGTCATGTTGACGACGGCGCCCTCTCGCGACTGTAGGTACGCCAACACGGCGGAACTGATACCGTGCGTCCGGGTCCGCTTCACGGCCGGCTCGGGCATCCCGATCGGAGCGGGCCGCAACGCGCGGGGGTCAGTCGATCTTGGTCGGTCCGGCATCGCCGTCCTCCTGGTTCTGTCGCACCCAGTATGCGACGAGCCGCACTGTGCAGGCTGGGCAGAACCAGCCGACCCCGCGCGGGATCTGGGTCTTTCCGGGGGTGACGTCCGCGACGAAACGCGGCTCGGTGGGCATGATGAGCCGAGTCGCGTTGTCGTCACCGTGCTCGGCCGAGATGCACCGGACGGCCTGCGAAAACGCCACGGTCCTCGCAGGCTCGACCATCCGGTTCACCTGGACCCGAGCGTCCGGGTAGTAACGCACGTAGTCTCCTTAGTGCCGGGTTGGATCCTGCTGATACCCGGTGTCGGTCAGGTAGGCGCGGAGCGGCACGGTGCCGCGCCGGGCCGCGATGTGCGCATTTGCGTAGTCGCACATCCGCTTGCACTGCATCGGGTCCGGAGCCGACGGGGCGTCCCGCCAGTCCGCGTGCCACTCGTACGCGGTCATCGCCGTCTTGACGGCGTCAACCGCGATTGCGTGCAGCTCGCCCGGCGTCCGGTCGATCGGCGCGTCCTCAATGTACTCGGCTGGGTCGTGCTTGCCGGTCTTGTGCTGGTACGTCGAGGTCCACTGGTAGCGCGACCCGAGAACGGGGATGAGGTTCTTCGCGAGCACCCAGGTGTACAGACCGAACTGATCATCCAGTTCGAGCAGCCGGTTTCGGGGCGCCCCCTGCGGAGCGCCGGTCTTGTGGTCGATCAGCCAGACCCCGCCCGTGATGATGTCGGTGACCACCAGGTCGATCCGGGTCTTGAGCTGGTACCGGTACTTCCCGCCGAGGTCAGGCAGCGCGAACGTCGGGTCCCACTCGACGTGATGGACGCGCCACCGCTCCTGCAGACCCCGGACGATCAGGTGATTCCGGTACATCCACAGGATCGTGTTCAGCGTGTCGTCGTCGGGCTGGGTCGTCAGCTCGTCGATGACGGCCTTGTTGATCTCGGCCCGCTCGTCGACGTCGAACTGACGTACCTTGCCCCGCTCGCCGAGCAGCCACGGCGCGGCGCCATCCCACCTGGTCTGGATCTCGGCGATCTTCCCGTAGTGGACCTGCATGACCCGATGCCAGCGCACGCCGAGCCACCGCGCTCCGCCAGCTGGCTCGGGCTGGCGCCACCGCTCAATGTACGCGAGCTGGTGCTTGAGCGGACACTGTCGCGCGGCGGCTATCTCCGAATACGAGACGATCTTGACCTCACGAGCGTCCTCACTCACCGGCCGTTCTCCTCTTCCCACCGGTCGATCTTGTCGTCGGTCACCAGCTCCGGCGGGTCGTCGTTGTCTCCCTCGTCGTACGCCGGGCCGTCCTCCGCGTCCGCCTCACGCCGGGCGCGCTCCTCGTCCTCGTCCGCGTCCGCCTCGATCTCGGCGTACGTCTCGGGGTCGTCATCCGGGTCCGGCGCGACCCATCCCGTCTCGCTCACCGGGGTGTTGTCGACGTAGATGGAGGGAGACGGCGGCCACAAGTCGAGCAGCGGGTTGCCGGTGATCAGCCGGTCGAGTTCGCGGCCAATCCTCCGCTCCGGATACGGACGCTCGCCAATCAGCGGAAGCTCGTCGTCGAACAGCGGGATCTTGGGCTGAATCGGCGGGAACACCCGCACCATCGAGTTGCGAGCCGCGATCCGAGCCTGATTCACACGCGCACGGTCCATGGACAGGACATAGAGCAGGCCCGTCCGGAGTGTCGAAGTCATGTCCTCCTCGTCGATGCCCGCGATCGAGCCAAGCAGCTCCATCGACTCGTCCAGCTCAGCCGACATGACCTCTGCGAACATGGCGTGCGCGAAGTAGACCTCGTGCAGGCCGTACTTCTCGGCCAGCTCCAACCCGCGCTCGTACGTGTAGCAGGACGCCCAGTTCCGGCCGAACACCGCGAACATCCGGATACGCGCCTGGTCCTCGGACATCGAGGTGAACCGCACGTACGACTTGCCGAGCGAGTCCCCGGTCTGCGGATGCTTGTGGTCCGGGCCGAATGTGAAGATCCAATCCGCCATCTGTACCTCCGGTGGTGGGGGCGGTCTGTCGATCTATCTCCAGTTAACCACACGACGTGCCGTCGGGGCAAGACAGGGGCGTGTGGCGTACGCCACGGGCTCGAGCCGTTCCCCGAACATGGAGCGACCCCCGACCCGGGATTTGCTCAACCGGGGCGGGGGTCCGCTTCTGGGCCTTGCCGTGCGTCAGACGGTGGCGGCTTCCCACTCCGGGTCGGTCGCGACCAGACCGTGCCAGGTCAGGTCCCGATCGAGCCGGTTCTCGGTCAGCTGGCGAATGACCGCCTCGGCGCCGTCCTTCTCGACCCGCGTCTTCGCCTCCTCGACCAGCGCGGCGTACTGCTCGATCCGCGCGGTCGACACCACCTCCTCCTTCGCGCCCTTGAGCAGGCGCGACGGGATCGCGGTCTCGTCCTTGAGCCAGCCCCGGGCGATCTGCTCGGCCAGCGCGTCGGTGCGGTCACCGGCCTGCGCCTCCGGGTCGGACGCGGTCTTCATGAGCTGGGACTTGAGCCGCGCGTCCGAGCCCGGCGCGAACTGGCCGCCGCGCGTGGCCAAGCCGGAGAAGTGGCAGACGCCCACCTTCGGCTTGGCCGACTGACGGGGCTTCCGCTCCTTGGGCTCCGTCACGGCGCCGTCGGTGTCGGTCATGAGTGTTTCCCTCCTGTCACGCCGGGCGTTCGCTCCGGCGGCTCGTGAAGCCAGCAGGCTCGCCATGAGCGGGCTGGTGCTTGCCTTGTTCTCTACGATCTCATCACACGCGATGGTGTCCACACAACGTCCCGTGCGAGACGAGACGTTACCCGGCTCGTTGCCGAGCGGCAGGTACTGAGAACACCGCGAGCACTTGTAACCGTGCTCGTGCTTGCAAGTCGGGCAGGTGCAGACCACGACATCGACTCGCCCACCCGGACGAGCCTGCGCGGTCAACCCCGGGCAGGACAGATGCCAGTTCTTCGCGCTCTGCGTCTGAATGCCGGTGAGCCGGCCAGCGTCCATGTCGTTCGCGATCCCACACGGACCGAACACGCGCCCAACGGCCATATCGCCACTCTCCTCGGTGTCGTCGCTGTCTTGTCCCCATTAAATCACATCCGTGCCGCCGGGGCAAGACAGGCCGGACCATCCTGCGGTGGCGTTGCTCACCAGCAAGGATGGTCCGGCCTGCGATGGGTCTAGCGACTAGAGCAGTTCGGCGTACTCGCGGGCAGGCAAGGCCCGGATTTGGTGGTCGGTCTTCGCCGCGATCGCGCCTTGCATGTTCGCGTCGATCCCGGGCGAGACGAGCCGCACCACGGTGACCGGGCGGGTCTGCCCCGGGCGGTGAAGCCGCCGCATCACCTGCAGGTTCTTGTCTGGCCGCCAGCTATGTTCGACGATAATCAGCATGTCGCCGGCCGTCAGGTTGAGCCCTTCGGCGACGGTGTCGACCTGGCCGACCATGACATCCAGCTCGCACGCCTGGAACCGCTCCTTGGCGCGCTGCCGGTGCTTCTGGCTCGGGGTCCGGCCGCTGATCTCGACCCAGCGAAGGCCCATCTCGGTCAACCGCGCCTCGATCGCGTCCAGCGTGGACGTGAAGTGCGCCACGACCAGAGCCGGCCGGCTCCGGTTCTGCAGCAGCTCGCACATGACGTCGAGCTTACCCGAGCCGACCTTGCCGGTCTCGGAGATTGCCTCCAGCGCGGTACTGACCTTGCGCAGCTTGACCTGCAACCCGGGCTTCGACCAGGCCACGACCTTCTCGGCTGGCTCGTCCGGGTGCTCCTGTAGAACCGCGATCAGCTCCTTCTTGAGCTGGTCATAGGCGCGCTTCTGGGCGGGCACCATCGCGACCTCGTGCAGGTCATTCGCGCCGGTCAGCTCGGGCAGGTCGGTGAGCACGTCGTCGCGCAGACGCCGGAGCCACCGCGAGCCGAGTTCAGCTTCGCGGAATGCCGCCCAGTGCTCACACCCACCGGACAGCGGCCCGTCGCCCCAGTAGCACTCCTCGGTGCATGCCTTGAGCGTACCGTCGGTGTGGTACTCGGACAGGACGCGCCCGGTGTTCGAGGTGAGCGGCGTGATCTCAAACCACTGGCCGACCCAACGCCAATACGAGCCAAGCGGACCGCCCGGTCGGTCGTCTTCGGGGCGGAGCATCCGCAGAAGCGTAAACAGCTCGTACGCCCAGTTGGGGATCGGCGTGCCGGTGAGCAGCCAGGTGCGGTCCGCGTCAATCATGCGGGCGGCTTCGGTCCACTTGGCCTTGCGGTTCTTGAGGTAGTGCGCCTCGTCGAAAATCACCGTGTCCCAGTGGCCGAGATACGCGGGGTCGAGCCGCGCCTCGTAGGTGACCACGGTGCGGACACGCTGCACGCCGTTCGCGTCGAGGACGGGCGCATTGGTGGTCTTGTCGAACACCGGGCGCTTCTCGGTCACACGCTCGCGAAGGTCGTGATAGGAAGCCAATGTGGCGTCCAGCTCGGGGCGCCACTTCGCGATCTCGTCATGCCACGTGTGCATGTCGTGAATCATCGCAGGGGCCACAATCAGCGTGCGCCCCTCTGCGGCCAGCAGGGCCTGGCGGGACTTCCCAAGGCCCGGCTCGTCGCCGAGGAGCGCACGCGGATTGCGACGCAGGAACTCGATCCCGTCGTCTTGGTAAGCGTAGCTCGGCATGTCTCGATTGAATCATCGGACTTGCCTCGCCGTCAAGCCCCCGTGGGGACCTCGACCGGGGGCTCCGACTCCAGCGACGGGTCTACTTCGACAGTGCCATCAGTTGCGGCGCGCTGCGAAAGCCGCGCCAGGTAGTCCCGTATGAGCTGCGAGAAATACAGCCCGAAGGACGCGCGCCCCTTGCCGTGTTCAGCGAGCAGAACCCCACCGTCGACACCGAACGCTTCCGCAATCCTCCGCATCGTGTCCGGCGACGGCAGGCGCTCACCCGAGCGAAGGCGGGACGCCATCGAGTGGTCGACCCCAATGAGGTCGCCGAGTGCCTGGTTCGTCATCATGCTCCCAGGTTAGCACTCGTCGTGCCCGCCAGTCAATGTGGGGTCGGCTACGTCAGGTGCCGGAACCGCCGGTCTGGGTCGCGAGCTGCGCGAGCAGAGCCGCCGCGAGCTGAGCGTAGTCGATCTCCACCGACACGACCCCGCCGAGCGCGGTCACCTTCGCGTCCAGCGCCGCGACGTCGGCCGCCAGCGACCCGAGCGCCTCGTTCGCCTGCGCGACCGCGACCCCGACCAGACCGACCTGCTGGTTGCGAGCCACGCCGGAGTTGACGTCCGCGAGTGTCCGGACGAGTGAGATCAGGTACGGGAACTGCACGGAGAACTTGCTCGGGTTCAGTCCCGGTACCTGGTCGTCGCAACCCGCGATCTCCGCGTCCGCACGGCCGAGATTGATGGCCACGTTAGATACCCCTCCTGCGCTGACGCCGAACCAGGCGCCTGTGTCGCCGGTTCGCACGTCGTTCTTGTCCACGGCGACGGACGCCACCGTGACTTGACCGAGCTGCTGAAACAGATCGGTCGCGGTGACTCGACCTCGCGACCATGCGGTGGTCTGCCACCGGTACTTGATCAGGTGGTTGGCGTACAGATCGTCGATGACGTCCGCCTCGCCGTACCCCCCGATATGGCTGAACCCGAGCACCGTCCCGATGCCCTGGAAATAGGCGCGGACCGTGGCCGCCTGGGTGGCCATGTCGATGTCACGATCGACCGCGAAATAGAGGCAGCCGGAGCCGTCCCAGCCGAGCCCCAGCGCCTGCTGCTTCGCGAACTGGGCGTCCGCGATTCCCGCGCTGAAACCGGACAGCGCCCGGTTGGCGCTGTCCTCGAACACGGCGTGGATCGCGAGCCCGCCCGCCCGATAGTCCTGGACCTCGGTTCGGTCGAGCGTCTTGGTGAGGTCGTGTGACAGGTACCGGGCGACGCCCGTGAATCCGGCCGCCTTGAGCGCCCGCGCGCCGGGTCGCCCCCAACCCCAGTCAGCCACTAGCGGCATCGTCCCCTCCTTCGGTCGGCGTCACGGGGTCGCTGGGTGGGCAAACCACCGTGCCGCCTTCGCTGATGCATGGCGTGCGGATCGTGGGATCCAAACACGCCGGGTTTGGGTGATTGATGTCGATCGGCGAGCAGGGGTCGGACGGCGTGCCGCTCGGGCTCGTCGACTCCGAGTCAAGCACGCTAGGCTCGGACGCTGGAACCTGCAGAGCCGGAACCTGCAGAGCCGGAACCCCCGGGACCGAAGTAGCGACGGTAGTACTCGACGAGGGCGCGGAAATGGTCGTTTCCGTCCCGGTCGACGGGGGCGCATAGGGGGGAGTCGAATTGAACATGGACTCGAACACTGGCGTAGTCGGAATGGACGAGCCCCCCGGGACCACCGTCATCGGCGGACTCGACATCGAGCCGCTCGTCAGCGCCAACAGCAGGGCACCCGCCCCCGCGAGCAGGCTCGCCCCGGTCGCTCCCACAACCGCCGTCCAGTTCCGTGACCACCAGCCGTCCTCCTCGTCCGGTCGGGGGAATTCGAGCGTGTCCGCCACCGTGGGCGCCTTGCTGTGCCGGCCGGTACTCACACTGCCGGACCATCCTGCTCAGCGCCAGGTCCCTCGTAGGAGAACTGCGCGCCGTGCAGTAGGTCGAACTCGGTGATGAGCCGCTCGTTGATCTCGGAAACAGCCGCGTCGACCCGCCGCTGGACCCACGCGGGCAGCGCCCCCGCCCCGGTGCCCTGGGCGCCCCCTCGTGTCGCGGGCTGGCCAGCGGGGTACCGCGACGGGGGCATGGGGCGGGCAGGGCCGGTGCCCACGGCGCGCGCCCGGGCTGTCGACTGGCTGCCCACGTGCCGCACGGCGGCTGTCCCGAAGATGTTGGCGTCGCACCGGCACGAGATGCACGCGCCCGCCTCCGGACACGGCCGGTCGTCACGCCCCGTAGTTGTCACTTCCAGTTACCTCCTGTCACTCCCAGTAGCGTGTAGCCCGAGTACTATCGTCCATATGGCGGATCCCATACGCGCTATGAGACACCATACGGCAGCTAGTACTCGGCCTACACCCTGACTCTCCGTATAATCTGCGATCACTCGCCGTTGAACAGCGTTTCCTCGGGCAGCAACTCGAGGTTATTGTACGCTTTCCCCGAGTTATAGCGCTTGGAAACGAACCCCGCGCGCTGGAGCCGACCCGCGAACTTAGGCTCGGTGTCCGGGTCTTCGCCGAGCGCCTGGCACCACGCGCAGTAATCCAGGTAGACGATGCGCGCGGCCGTCCTCTTGCCAGGGGTGGTCCGCGTCCGCTCGCCCAGCCACCGCCCGATGTTGTCCTGGTCGAGCCGGTACTGTGCGGTCTCCTCCGCGATCGCGTCCGGCTCCGCGCCGAGCCCGGATTCGAGGTACATCCGGGCGCCTTCGACCAGCCAAGCCAAGATCCCGCGCTGCTCCTGTGGGGTCCCCAGCTTCTCGGCCAGGTGCTCGTCCTTCTCCGCGTCCGGGATCGTCACCCCCCACCGGATCGCGCGGATGCGGCGCCAGATGCCGTCATCAGTACCCCGGATATGGGGGAGGTGGTTCGTGTGCATGAACGCGGTGTGGGTCGGGCGGAACGTCCACTCGTCCTCGCGCATCCGCCGAGCCCGGATCGCGTCACCTCCGGTCAGGTTCTTGATCCCGTCCTCGTTCAGAAAGTCCCCCGCGCCGGTTTCGGCCGCGACCACCATACGCGCGCCAAACAGCGAGGCCAGGTGGGTCGGGTGGCTTTCGTGCCGCTGCGCGACGAGCAGGCTCTTGTGGGGGACGACGTAGTACGGGCCGAGTGCCATCTCGATGGCGCCGTAGAACTTCGACTTCCCGTTGCCGCCGTCACCGACGTTAATGAACAGGCGCTCCACCGGATACCCGGTGAGACCCGAGCCGAGCGCGCGCTGCAGGTAGGCGCGGACCGCCGGATCTGGCTGCCACCGCTCCACGCACTTGAGCCATAGCGGCGCCTCGGCTTCCGGGTCGTAGTACACCGGAGCCTGCATGGTCAGGAGGTGGTCCGGGTTGTGGGGGATCAGCTCGCCGGTCCGTAGGTTGATCTCGCCGTTCTGGACGTTGAGCAGATGCGGGTGGTTGTCGAGCTGGTCGTGCTCGACCAGCGTCCGCGTGTCGCCTCGGGCCAGCGTCAACATCGCGCCGATCGCGCCCTTGGTCTCGCTGCCGGTCGCGTGCTTCCAGATCAGCTTCCTGACATCGGGGTCGCCGTGGTCGGCCGCGAGCCGGAACAGCGCCCGGGGCACCTCCTTCGCGATCTCCGATGCGAGCGTCGAGCCGGGGTCCACCTTCCAGACCCCGCCGGAATAGACAGCCCACTTGCCCCAAATGCGGACAAACCGCATCCGAGGCTCGCCGATCGCGACCAGCCGCTGGGCGTTGCCGACGTCGGTCGGCCGGAAGCCGTCGGGGAGCGAGCCCAACTCCTTCTCGGATAGCTGGCGCCCGCGCTCCAACCCCCAATGCCGGCCGCTCTCGATGGTCGCCTCGATGCGGTACCGTGCCTCGGCGTCGCCCTTCTCCGCGTACATGCCCGCGTCGAGGGCCATCTTGATCAGCGCCTCGCGAGTCGGCTCGTCCGCGAGTTCGCCACCTGCCACCAGCTCGAAAATACGCTTGGCCGACGCGAACAGGGCGTTGTTCCACCCATGCTGCTCGCGCATTCTCGGCCAGTCGACTTCGATCTCGCGCTGCAGAACCGTGACCCCGCGTTCGGTGCCGACCTGGCCAGCGTCGTACTTGATACCGGCCGCCTGGTCCGCGTCGTGGTCGTCGCGGGTGGGCTTGCGCAGCAGGAAGGCAACCCACGCATCTGGCAGGGTAGGCAGCCCCCCGGGCGTGGGCGCCGTGTCCAGGGCGGTACCGTCGGGGGCCAGCCAGCGGTACGCGGCGCCCGCCCCCTGGTGCCACGACGGGGCCACCACGGCGTATCGGTTCCCGGCGCAGATGACCTCGATGTCCTTGTGCGCCTTGGACACCCACGTCATGCCGTCGGGAACCCGGAAGAACCGGATGCCCGAGATGCCGTCGGTGCGGGCTGTCGAGATCGGCGTCTCGGGAAGCTCCCCGATCTCCGCCTCCAGCTCGGCGAGCTGGTCGTCTCCGTGCTTGTCGTCGTATGCGTCGACGTCGATCCCGATAACGTCGCTCGGCATCCGGAGCGCGACGTTCGCGTCAGGGAACCGCGAGGCCCACTGGGCGATCTCGGATTGCTTCGGGTACCGGCCGCTCTTCCCGTGGAACCCCGACACCAGCGGGGTCTTGTCGCGGGCTCGGATGGGGATCGGCGCCCATCCCTGGCCGAAGTAGGCGAGGGCTCCTCGCAAGTAGGGCTGCTGCACCTCAGTTGCCGGGATGGTCCGGCTTGTGGTACCGTTTACGGACGGCACTGATCCTCCGGAGTTGGGGTCAGGGCGCGAGGTTGCCGGGCGGATGTGGCAAAGGGCGTCGCAGCGCCTTCGTCCGCCCGGCAAACACCCAAGATCGCGCCTGTGGGCGTGCTACGTCCGACCAGTAGATCACGCCCTACACCCCGCACGTCACCCCCGTTGGGACGCTGTTGCTACTCGGGTTCGGTGGCGAGCACCGTCGCGACCAGGTCGCCGGTCGCCACCTCGTAGATGAACACCGATCGCGTGGTGTCGTCCGCCGCGATAATCTCCGCGCATGTCTGCACGGATGGCGGGTCGAGGACCACGAAATCGGTCGATCCGTTCTGGTACACCCCCCGCTCGTCGTAGGTCAGTTCCGTGCCGCTGCATCGCAACACGACGTACAGTGTCATTTCGCCCCTATTCTGTTGCGAGAACGCTGGTGATCAGCTCGCCGTTCTCGGCGTCGTAGATGAAAATCGACCGCGTCAGGTCGCCGCTAGCGATGAACGCGGCGTACGATTCCACTTCCAGCAGATCGAGGACCTTCAAAACGGCGGTCCCGTTGTCCATCTCGCCGTGGGCGTCGTAGGTGACGGCAGTCCCGCCGCAGTTGACCACGAAACAGAACGCCATTTCTGTGTCTCCTATGTTGTGACTTCGAGACTAGCCTTACACCAGATCTGGTCCGAGGTCGCCCATGTCCACGGCACCGTCGACGTCCAGAAGTTGGACACAGCGCCGTAGAACCGGTCGATCTGGGTGCCGCCTCCGGATTGCAGCAGGCCGATAGCCGGGATACCCGTCGGTCCGCTGTTGTCGAACGCGCCCGCCTGGATGATCTGTCGAGTTGACGCCCCCTCGCCGGAGAGGCCGCCCGGGACCGTAAGCCCGATCGTGCCCGTGACCGAAGTCGTGGAGCCGAACAGGATCTGGGCTCGGAACTCGATGGTGAACGAGCCGACGCGCCGGTACCGGCCACCGACGCTGCCGTTCCCGACCGTGATGTTGAGCCAGGTCGGAGTGAACGTGGTCCATGTGGTGTACGCATCCGACGCCCGGACGATGTTTCCCGCGAGTACCATGTCCCCTCCTTATGCTAGCGCCGAGTCTTCGCTGAAAATCGGGCCGACCGCGTAGTACGAGCGCCGGAATAGCTGGATCTCCGCGCCCTCGTCGTGTGCCTTGGATATCCCATTGATCGCCCGAGTGACCGTGAACGTCTGGGGAGATGCCGACCCCGATACGGCCGTGACCCGTATCCGTTCGCCGTCGATCATGATGTCATATGGGAGATCCGAGTTCGCCCACACCGGCCCGCTCGGCACGGTCACCGTGAGCGAGGTCGCGCCGGAGGTCGCATCTGCGCCGAGCCACGACCCGTCGCTCTCATATCGGGTGTCGCTGTCCTCGTAGATGCCGGTGTCGTAGACCGAGGCTGGCGCGCAGTTCACCGTGATTTGCCATGCGAAGTTGTGCAGGTACTCGGACGCGCCGATCACGACCTGGCGGATTGTCTCGGGCGGCAACCACGCGGGCGGGTCGGTAACCAAAATCCAGTCGCCCACGTCGAGCCCGGTCGCGGCGGCCGTCAGCGAAGCGGACGCGACGAACTGCGGACGCTCCATCCAGAGCGCGAAGTTCGGATATCTTGCCTCGTCGGTCGTGCCCCGATGCAGCGCCCATGACGCCTCATGGGGCAGCCACCCATCCGGCCCCACATTGACCGTGATTTCGTCATCGTACCGACCCACTACATCAACCGACAGTGGCCCGCCGGTCTCGTCAGACACGCGGGCCGACGAACCTCGCGGTACCTTAGCCGTGACGTCGTTCCGGGTGTATTGGTCGTCGTCGGTCGGCTCGATCGAGGACAGGTGCGCACTGTTGTAGTCGAATGTGGCCGGGGTGATGATCTGGTCTAGGGCGTACATCGAGCCCCGGGTCCGATACTGCAACCCCAGGTGGTCGCGTGCCTCGTGAAGTATCCCACCGTCGGTCGCCTCGCACTCACGCAGCAAGTCGACGAACGACGCGGGAAGCTGGAACCCCATGGGTACGCTGTCGTTGGCGCTCCCCTTGATGTTCATCAGCTCGCCGTTTTCGGCGCACAGCCGGACCATCCTGTCAGTCGCGTACTCGCCCTTGTAGGCGTTCAGCTCGGACAGCAGGTTGAACAACCCGACGTCGCGCCGGAATATGCTAAACTGGCCGACCGCCACGCCGTCCAGGTTCTTCCCGAAGCTGACGTCGAGCCGGCTCGCCTTGCCGAGCGTGACCGAGCTGACCGTACCCGAGCTGATATTGCCGAACCCGATGCCGACTTCGAGCGTGGCGATCGTCCAATCGATATCCGCGCCGTTCTGCGACATTGTGACCGAGATGCGCAGGTCGCGATCGAGCACACCGAACCCGATCAGCCCAGTGTCGAGGACAACCGACAGGAACGCGTTCACCGCGAGCAGGCGTAGATTACCAGATGTGTCAACCGATAGCTGCCAAATCGGCACGGTCGCGTTCGACGTCCAGACCCGGAAGATCACCTCCTCTCCGGCGGGCGCCGCGTCGCTCGGGATGTTCAGCAGGCACCAGCATCCTATTTGCTGGTAGATGTCGCTGTAGTTAGGGATGTATCCGGTCCATGAGCTGTTCTTGAGCGTCGGGATCGGCTGCGAGCACGCGAACTTGTCGTACGACGCGAGATCGGGTCGGTTCGGCAGGTTGATACCCATGGCGGGGTGGTCCGGCAGTGCGGATGCCAGCGAGGTCGCGTTCTCGCCGTCCTCGCAGGGCCAATAGGCGATGACGTCCGGCCCGAACGTGGTGAGTCCGCGATTCAGCGTCGACTGCAAAGGCGCCGTGCCTTGCCCGAGCCGCCGGAGGATACCGGCCGCCTCGACCGGCGTCCGCACGTCCTTGCCACTGTTGTCCCATTTCTGCGGCCATTCGCTGACCTCGCCAGCGAACCGGCGGTTCTGGCTCGTGATCTCGGCCTGGCCGCATAGGAACCACTGATTGCCTAGGCTGTCGATGACGAGCCGGCTCCCGGGCGTCGCCTGGGAAGCGGACTTGAAATCGACGTTGGCAACCAGCGTGCCGTTGAGCCCGTCTCGCATTTCGAACGAGTACCACTGTCGGAACGCGGGACCCGCGAACGTCGCGTTGCCTCCGCCGATTACGACTTCCGAGGACGAGTCGAATAGCGCGAATGTGCCCGACCCGACGATCGTGTCGCCGAGCTGCACGAACGGACCCGCGTTCGTCGGGGCGGTGTAGAACGCGACGGTGCTGTTACCGGAGTTGTTGGTGTTGAGGACGGCCGCGACGCACCGACGCCCGTAGTCCGGGAGCGGCAGGGCCACGGTCGACGTGGCGGAGCGCAGGTTGGCGGCCGTCCCGTCGGAGGACCACTGGAAGAACAGCGTGCCATCGTCGTTGGTCGCAAACAGCCACGACCGCTGATTGCTGGTGGTCCTGCGCTTTGATGCGAGGATCGCGGCCTGTCCGTTCCAGCAGGTCATTTCCAGGTCACAGCGGACATCGAGGTTGGTCGTCCCTGCGATGTCGTTGTCATACGCGAACGCGTAGTCCTGGTCCGGGCGGGATAGGGTCATGCGCTGCAGGGCGCCCCCGAGCCCGGACCCTACCGACACTCGCATGCCGGTGTTTCGGCCGAGAATCCCGTAATACGACGATCGCGGGTTGCGCGGGGAGTAGGCGCCCGTCCGGTTATCGAGCGTGAACGAGCACGAGGACGGACCGCCGGTGCTCGCCTCGTTCTCCTGTCCGCGCGAGCTGATCTGGATGGCGTCCGACTCGCGGGGATCGCCGCTGACGTCGACGTACGCCCGTTGGATGCCGGCCGTCAGCTCGGTAAACCAGGTGTTGCCTTCGAGGTCGGTGTACTCCTCCGCGCCAGGCGTGACCTTGCTAAAGTCGATCGCGGCGACCCGGGTGCCGCCGATGCCGTTCCGTAGCTGAAATGCGTGGATGGCGCCGATGAATGGCGCGGCGAACGCGAGGCCAGGCGCCCGGTCGTTGGTGGTGCCGACCTCCAGGTCGGCCGCCGTTGACGCGATCGAGCTTGTCGGGGTGCTGGTCTGGGTGCTCCCGAGTTGGGTGTACGTCCCGTTGATGTCGCTCGCAGTGTAGAAGATCACGCTGACGCCGGACGCGCCGTTGTTCACGTCGATGGTGGCTCGGACCGCATGCCGTGTTCCGTCGGTGAATCCGGTGGCCACACTCGATGTCGCGGTACGGATGTTGCCGAATGTGCCGTCCGGGCTCCACTGCACCTGCAGTTTGCCATCGAACGTGAGGAAGAACACCCACGACATGTTCGCCGAAGTCAGCCCGAACGAGCGGTTCTTCGACGCAATGAACATCCCGTATTGCGGGGTCCAGTCGAGCGGCGTGATCTCGGCCCTAACGTCGAGGTCGCCCGTGATGTCATAGCTGTTCTGGTCGGTGCTCCAGGTCCCGGAATGGGACGACTCGTTGACCTGGGTCGGGACCGAGCCGGAAACGAAAGCCGCCTCGCCGATCTGCAGCTCGGTGACGATTGGTAGGGTCGACTGTGGGAATGCCATGTCAGCCGGTCCCGAGGACAACCTGCGCATTGCCGCCGCGCACCTTGACCGACTTCCGCACGAACTCCAAGATCAGGTCGCCCATCTTCGACCCATCCGACCCGAAGATGACCTGGGTGCCCCCGCCCCCGCTTCCGCCGCTCTGCATCATCCGCCTGCTGTCGTCGTTCGAGTACACGTGGCTGCCCATGGGGAGCGCGGCCAGCTCCGGCCCGCGCTCGCCCACCATGGTCAAACCCCGCCGCAGACCGCCGGAGGCAGCCGCGCCAACGCGACCCATCATACCGACCACGCCACCGCGCGCAAAGCCGAGGAACCGCTGCGCCGGTCCTGGGATGATCGACTTGAGCGCCGAGCCGACCGAGCCGGCCAGCGACTTGATGCCCCCGACGATACCGTTCACGATCGACCTGCCGAGGTTCCACGCCCAGTTGCCGATACCGGACAGCGTGTTCATGATCGCGCTGCCGATCTCGTTGGCGCCCTGGATGATCATCGAAATCCCCGACCGGATGGCGCCGAGGATGGCCGCGCCGATCAGGGAGAAGATCGTGGTCGCCTGGTTCAGTATCTGGTTGAACAGCCCGATGATGACCTGGACAGCCCCACCGAGGATGAGCTTGACGCCCTCCCATACCATGGACCAGTCGCCCGTGAGGATGCCCGTGAACACCTTGATGATGCCGACAATAATGTCGATTGCGCCCTTGATGACGGTGACGATATTGTTGAACGTTGCCACCACATAGGGACCGAGCACGTCGATGAGGAACGCGACCACGGGGGCCATCGCGTTTATGAAATCGGTCAGCGCGGGGATGACCTCGTTTTGGATCTTATCCGCGATGTCGTGGACAGCCGGACCTATCGCATCCGATAGGGCCTTCCATTGCGTCTCGATGTGGGGTAGGACCGTGTCCGCGAAGTTGCGGAGCGCATCCATGAACCCCATGCCCTGGGGCGTCTCGGTGAAGAACGAGACGAACGCGCTATATGCTTTCTTGAGGTCGTCCCAGTGCCGGATGACGAGGCCGACAGCGGCGATGACCGCCGTGACCGGACCACCGAACGCGATAGCCACCACGGCCAGCGCGTCCGCGAGGTACCAGAACTGCTGCTGGTATGTCTTGTACCACCCGATCAGGGTCTTCAGCACGCGGACGACCGTGGTAACCGCATCGGCTACCGAGTGGTAATATCCCTTGAGCTTCTCGATCCCGCCGGTTACCGTGCTCGCGTTGACCTTATCCATGGCCGCCGCGAGCTTGTACAGGATGCCGGAGAGCCCCTGCTCGCCTGCCTCCATCGAGACGCCCATGATCCGGGACAGCATCTCGGCAAACGCGATGCCGACTTGCAGGATCGACTCGTCTAGTCCGTCGATTGCCTGCCAGATCGGGTGCACGATCCCGTTGATCGTCTGCAGGCCCTCGGCGGACGCGCCCCACGTGAGGAACCCATCAGCGACGGAATTGACAGTCTTGCCGATCTGCACGAAGCTGTGATTAAGCTCCGGCCACGCGACCTTCTTGAACGCGGCGACTAGCGGTTCTAGACCATGCGCAGCCGCCTTGCTCGCGTTCTCCCCCGCGAGGTTGAAGCCATCGGCGAGCGGCTGCAGCACCGTCCGCATGGCGCTGCCTTCTTTGAAGATAGCGCCGAGTGCGGTCTTGACATACAACGCTCCCGCGCCCATAGCTATAAGCGCGGGCCCTGCCGCTATCGCGGCTTGCCCGAAGTGGACGATCGCCATCCCGGCTTTGGCAATGTATGGCGCAGCCGTGATGAACGCCGAGCCGAAGGCGGCCACCTTGGGGACCGCCCCGGCTAGCGCCGCACCGATACCTTTGAGCTTGTTTCCGATGCCGCGCGCCATCGCGGCGGCTGCGCGGTCAACCCGGAGGAACGTGCGGGACGCGAGGTCGCGCGCCCGGACGATGATATCGACGCTGTTGGTCACTCGATATCACCGCCCTTTCAGATGCCCACGTCAACCCCGGCGTCGTCCCCTGCTCGGGCCGAGATCGCGGCCCATTTGAGTAGCTGGGCGTCCTCCCGCATCAGTTGGCTCGGCGGGCAAGAGAACGCCCGACAAAGCGCCATGATCGCCCGTGCGTGTTCTAGTTCGACAGGGGGACCGACAATGGCACCATCGGCATCGATACCTCCGGCAAAGTCCCGCCAGAGGTCGATCCTTTTCCCAGGTCGTCCTCGACCCCCGCGATTGCGTCCATCCATACCATGATCAGCGGGAAGATGAAAGAGAAGTCCTGGTCGTTCACTGCCTCGCGGGTACACGGCACCGGGACCAGCCGGACCCCGCCTTCGGCCGTCTCGTCCGGGACCTCGTCCTCGACGTTCCACGAGACCAGGGCGTCGGCGAAGCTGTTCATCAGTTCGACGATCGCGGCCTGCTGCTCCGCCGTGAACTCGGCGTGCTCACCCTCGGCGAGGTCGCGCCCCTTGAACTCGGACGACATGAGCATCAGCTCGAACATGCGACCGACCGAGATCGACCTGACGCGGACCTCCAGGCCGACGCCCTCGTCGTCGACGTCCAGCTCGGTCCCCGTGAAATCGAGGGAGATGGTCCGGCGGCTCCGGTAGCCGCCTGTTCGACGTGCGGCTCGGTTCGAGCCGGCTGCTTGTTTCGGCATGTGTCACGGACCCCACGTGGGAACGGCGCCATCGGCCAGCGAGCCGGGCGCCGTCCACGTGAGTTCGCCCGTGTCGGACCGCGAGAGCTGATAGTCCGAGAACAGGCACTCGCAGGACAGCGTCTGGCTCGCGATCGCCAGCGACACGGTACGGATGACGGACGTCGAGGGCACCGTACGAAGAACCGCGTGGCTCTTGTTGGCGCTCGGGTTGAACACGCCGTTGAGCGTGATCGAGAAATCGGCGAGCAGGAGCAGGCGCTCGATCGCGCTCTTGTCGACACCCGTGATCTCCTGCACCCCCCGTGGGGTGCTGAAATCGAACGACGTGACGTCGTTGCGAATGTCCTGCAGCGAGGGGGACGCGTCGTCGACCGATAGCGTCGTCCAGCCGAGGCCGCTCTGCTTGGCCACTGTTTCCTCCTACCGGCCGGCGAACTGCCGGACCATCCTGCGGCTACCCGCGACCAAGCGCGGTCGCCAGCCGGTCCTGGTGGGCTGAGAAGTCGTCGACCCAGTCGGCCGCCGCGTTCCGGCCCTGGAACTGGCGACGTGGGCCGGTCTTCATCCGGAAGTCACCGCGCCGGACGATGTACAGCTCCGGCCGGTCGAGACGGACCCGATGCTCCTGGAAGCATCGCTGGCCCGCCTCGAACGTGAACTGGACGAGCCCGGTCGGCATCCGCTCCTGGGAGAACCGGCGGCCGGATTCGCGGGTGATGTACGCCATCTGGCGTCGGCCGAGTTCGGTTGCGGGATCGACCTCGGTCATCCATCCGCGAATGTAGTACTCGCACTCGATTTCCGCGCAGGTGGCCTTTCTCCAATGTGTCGCGTTGGGCGCAACGACCTGGTACGTCTTGTACTCGGCTGGGCCGAGATGCGGCTGAATCCGGGTCACCTGCGCGGGCATGACCGGACTACCGGTACGACGGGTCGTCGGCGACCTCGGTCGGGGTCGCGTGGTTGCCGCCCCCGATGAGTGAGAACACGAGCGAGATCGCGCCGAGGACGATACCCGACACGATGTTGACGGTGTCGTTGCTCGGCACGGTCGCGCCGAGGACGGCTAGCGCCGCGAACAGCGAGCTGACATAGTCCTTGACGAGCCGGACCTTGCTGAGGACGGTCGTACTGTCCATTTCCGTTCCTTCCGTTGCCCCTCGTAGCACGCCCCACGCGGGCGCGCAAGCGTGGCAAGGGTACCGCGTGCCGGCCGGCTTCGGGAAGCTTGGCAGCGGCGCCCCGACCTAGAACACCGTGTCGCAGATGTTCTTCTGTACCATCACCGCGAAGTCCAGCGAGCTGAACGTCCCGGTAACGTTGACCCGAAGCCACCGTTCGATGGCGGTGGTCCGGCCTGTCTCGATCCGCTGGAATTGCGGCCCGGACGTGACGGCGGAGAACGAGCCGCCGCTGATCGTGGCGTAGGCGTCGCCCACGGCGTTGTCGGTGCTGCTCTGGACGTTGATCGTCGCGGACGTGCCGGTGAACCCGAACACGTGCAGATACGCCTGCATGCCGAAACTGAGCGTGCCGACGGAGCCGAGGATCGTGTCGAAATCGACGCCCGTGGTCGAGCCGGCTCCGGTGAGCGTCACCCGCCCGTTGGTGAGCTGGTCGGTCCACTCCAGGCCGTATGCGTTCGAGACCGAGGCCACGGCGAACGTAAACGCGCCGTCGTCCCCTCGGCTACCGTCGTAGTTCGGCTGCTTTGCGTTGAGGCAGGCAGCCGGGGCGCCGTAGCCGACTCCGCGAGCGTACGTGATCAGGACGTCCGCAGTTGGCAGCGCGCCGAGTGTCCGGTGCGCCTTGCCGGTCGCTGGGTTGAACCAGGTGTCCATCTCGATAGCGCCGGTCCGGAGCCCGCCGGTCCGCTCGTACGCGCTCTTGTCGATGCCGGTCAGTTCGAGTAGCGCCGGACCTCCGCCCACGTTCCCGAGACTGCTGATGTCGCCGCTGAGGTCGACGCCCCCGATCCACAGGTTGTCGCCCAGGCCGCTCTGCTTTGCCATCAGGCCACCTGCTCCCATGCGTCGTTGATGATCACGGGCACGGTGACCGTGCAGACCCGGAGGATCACGCCCTGGATTTCGAGGTACCCCATCTGGGCGGAGAGCGGTTGCCCGTTCGAGCCGAGCAGGTCGACCATGCGGACGTCGTTTGCCTCGTCGTCGCCGAGCTGGAAGTCACCGCAGTAGGCGCCCATGAGGTCGGACGCGCCGTCCATGAGCACAGTATCGATGTCGTCAGCCGGCTGGTAGTTGATGTTCAACATCAACATGACCTTGAACACGGCGATGATCGATGTCTCGTCGAGCCCGCTCTGGCGGATCGCCTCGAACTTATCGGCCCAGATCGCGACGTTCACGCCCCCGGCTGGTGGGCTGGCGCTCGGCTGGCGCTTGAGCACCTGGTTGAACCGGCCGGTCTTCTGGGCGTGCTCGGCGATGCGGTTCTGGATGTCGGAAACCGGGAAGCTCACTGCATCCTCCGCAGATACTTGAGTCGCAGGAGCGCCTCGGCCACGAGATCGGCCCGTCTCTTAATGCGCGGGGTCATGCGCCGGAAAGTGTGGTAGCCCCGGAATTGAGTAACCGGGGCGTTCCGCGAGCCGACGCCCTCCAGCCACGGACCGTAGACGATCCGGCCGTCGGTGATCGCGTAGTACGAGCCGCGCGGCTCGTGACGGATATGGCTTCGGTACACGCCGGTCGGGTGCTTTAGCACGCGGTCAAGCTCGCGCTGGATCATGTCGACCCCGGCCTTTGCCGCGTCCTCCTGTGACTGGCCGCAAAGCCCCATGACTGCCTTGACGGCGCGGCCGTTGAACATCGGCCCGTTCAGCTCGACATCATACGAAACCCGGGCGGCCATCAGACCGCCCCGATCCGGGAGCCGCGCCCGAACAGCTCGTACACGTCATCCGCCTTCGAGATGACCTGGCGCGGACTGACCTGGCGCTCGTTGTCGCCCGAGCCCGCGACCCGCGCGTATCCGGCCGGCTCCGCGAGGATGGTCATGATGGCCAGCGCCCGGCATAGTTCGCGGATCTGGCCGGGCGCCTTGTGCAAGTAGACCGGGCCGCTCTCGGTGTGCGGGGCCGCGATCGTACCGGCAACCCCGCGCTCGATCTCGGCCCGTCGAGGGGCGTACAGTGCCGCGCCGGTCGTGTGCGCTGCGAGTGCCGTCCCGTCGTAGGCGCGGACGACGAGGCAGGTCGAGCCGGCCACCTCAACGACCAGCAGCTTCTCGCCGTCGATCATGATGATCTCGTCCTCGAACACCGGATCTCCGGTGATCGTGATCGACTGCGCGTTGGCGGTTCCCGCGAGGTCGGCCGCGAGCGTCGCCCCGGTGTCGACCTGGCGCTTTTCGGTGACGACCATCCGCTCGTTGTCCATGCGGATGAGATCCCCGACGCCGATCTCGGCGGAGTTCGACAGCACCAGCGCGCCGTCGGTGTCCGAGATCGACTCGTCGAGGTCGGCTGCCTGGGTCTCGGAAGCCGGCCAGACGAACGTGCCCGTGATCGCGACCGAGCGCTGGAACGTGCCGGTGATCTGGAAGGCCGCACTCGACTGGGCCGCGAGGTTGATCGAGAGCTGGTCGTAGGGTGGTCCGGCGTTGAGCCCGCCCGCGTCGCCTACGACGTACTGGCTCGGGTCGAGTGTGATTCCGGCGGTCTGCCCCCCGGTGGTCACCGCGTCGACTTCCACGACCTCGTTTTCGTCAAGCCACAGACGCCAGGTCGTCCCGAGCTGGGAGGTCGGCCAATCGTAGTACCGGGTCCCGATCTGCGGATAGAACTGCCGGTGGCAGTTCGCATCGATCAGGTCGGTTGCGGCTTCGAGTGCGTCATCGATCTGGCGTCGCCTGCGCGCGGTCGCCTGCACGTCGAGTGCGGACATCACCGACTCACGTGTGGCGTAGAAAGGCGCGCGCATAGGCGCATCAAACCGTGTGATTGCCCTCGTGGGCAACTACGGGACAAACCCACTATCGAACCATGGGCATTGGCATGCCGACAATTAGGCAAATTCAACGGCTTTGCCTTGCCGGCCAGTTCGACCTACGCGGGTATCTTCGCCTCGACCGGGAGGGGACGCGGGCAGTTCAGCGAATCCGGGCCAGGGCCGTATGCCCTGAGATACTCGCGCCGTGCCTCAAGCTGCGCCGGAGTCGACTGCGACGGCGGACGAGACAGCGCCGTGTACATGATCGCGCACACCGGCTGACGTATCTTGTCGACTTTGGCCTGTGTCCGGTCGTTCTCGGTCAGGGAGCTGGACACCAACCAGGCCAACACCGCGAGGACGCTGACCAGAGAAACCGAGATCCAGCGGCGAGACCACCACAGACGAAACCGAGCCCGCGCGTTCATTGATCTCCCTCAACGGGCGTTACAGAGGACGAGCCAGACGACAAGGAGGAGGAGGGGGAGGAGACAGATGGTGGCGTGGTCGTGGACGAATCGCGCCGCTTGCGCCGCTCTCGACGGGCGTTGTCCGTCGCGATCGCCCCCGGAATCCCGAGCAAGCCGACCACTACCGTGATGAACACGGGGTTGGTGTTGTCCGTCGCCACTAGATAGATGAATACCCCCGCGCCGAGCAGCCAGCACATCGGGTCTCGGGCACGATCCCAGCTCGGAAGCTTCATCCATCCAACCCAACCTCTATCACCATTCGGGACCCCACCCGGTCCATTGCGGGTCAGGTGCATCGAGCAGCCCGTCGTCGATCGGAACCAACGGCACGAAATGCGGGACGCGAGGACTCGCCGTCCAGCCATCGAACGGACAGAACCGGACGCCATCGACGTTGGTCTGGAGTGTCGTCCCGCAATCGGGGCAATCGATCCGTTCCGTCGTCGCTTCGAGTTGGGCTTCGCGAATACCCTCGTCGAGGATCGCCTTGTAACCCCACCACCCAGGCACGGGGAGCGGGTTCGAGTTCACCACAGCTCGTGCGTCGTACGCACGCCCAGAACCGCGCGCCGTGTTTGCGGGCGCGTCGACTTCCTGCCCCTGCGTCGCGACCGTGGCATTGAACGCCGCGCCGGAGCCAGCCGCCGAGCCAGCGGCCTGCGAGACCGACACTGCCGGACCACCCGCCGCGCCTGTAGCCGAGGCGGCATTTGCGGTTGGCTTGACCTGGGCTGTCGGGTCGAACGCTGCGCCCATCGCGGAGGCGGCTTGCGCGGGCGCGTCGGTCGGGATGGTGGACGTCGCGTCGTATGCCGTGCCGGCCGCCGTCGCGGCCTGCGCGTGCGTGACGATGTCCGTGTGCCCGTCGTTCGCGGCACCCGAGCCAGCGGCTGGTCCGGCAGTGGGCGAAACCCGGGGGGTTGCGTCCTGGCCGGCTCCGCTGGCCGCCCCCGCGCCCGCGTGCGGCGCGATCGAGGGGGCACCGTCGTACGCCCCCGCTGCCCCGCCCGCGACCCCGGCAGCCGGGGCGGTAGCCGGGGCGGGTGCCTGCGCCGCGCCGGTCGCCGTGGCCGTGTCCGCGAACGCGCTCACGTTGCTCTGGCCGGCGACGGTGGCGTTGTTCGCCGTGCCGGTCGCGGTCGCCGTGCCGGCTCCGCCCGTGCTCACGTTCGCGGTCGCGTTGTTCGCCGCGCCGGTCGCCGCGCCCGCCGTCGCGGCAGGCGCGACCGATGGTGCCGCGTTCGAGGCGGTTCCGCTCGCGGCAGCCTGGCCGGCTGTTGGCTTGACTGACGGCGCCGCGTCCGAAGCCGCGCCGGAGCCCGAGCCCGCCCCGGCGTTCCCGACCGCGCCCGTTACGGCGGTCGCGTTGTTGGCCACGCCGGAGGCAGCCGCCGCGCCCGCCGTCGGGCTTATCTTCGAGGTCGCGTCCTGGCCGGCTCCGGCCGCCGCTGCCTGGCCGGCGTTCGGCCCGACCAAGGGCGCCGCGTTGTTTGCGGCTCCAGTGGCTGCTGCCGCGCCGGTCCCACCGACCGAGGTCCGCCCGGTCGCGTCTTGTGCGGTTCCGGTGGCCGCTGCTTGGCCTGCCGTCGGCTTGAGTGACGGGGCGGCATTCGAGGCCGCGCCGGAGCCGGCCGCCTGTCCGGCGGGCGGCTTGATCGATGCTGCCGGGTTCTGTGCCGCGCCGGTCGCGGCCGGCTGCTCCGCGTGGGGCGCAACCTGCGTGGTGGCGCTGTTGGCATCACCCGAGCCGGCTGCCTGCCCCGCGTTGGCGTTGGTGCCCGGGACTGCCGATCCGACGTAGCCGGTGTCCGAGAAACCGAAGTCGTCCTCGTAGACCGTGAACGAGCCGATACTGGTCTGGATCCCGAACCGGCACTGGTCGACGTTGTTTGCGGACCCGACGGTGGTGCTCGACTGCGAGATTGTCTCGTCGGCCGTGTTGCTGTCCTTGGACAGGAACAGCTTCAACTCGACTGCGCCGTTGGTCCCGGTGCCGGCCTGGCATTTCACCTCGACCCGGAACCACGCCCCGGTGGTGATGGTGGCCGTGGTGGTCGCCGCGACGGTGGTGCCATTCCTCAACAGCGAGATGGTACCATCGGTGTTGACCCGGGCGGACGCCACCTGAGTTGGCGTGATCGAGCCCGCGAACATCGCCATGACGACGGTGGACGTGCCCGGCAGCGAGCCGACGTACACGTAGGCTCGACAATAGGACGTCGTTCCGGATACGCCAGCGCCCGACGTCCATCGGACATCGGACGTCGAGGCGGTTGTGGTGGCGAATGCGACGGACAACGTGCCGTGCGCGGCCTGCGCGGTCGCGAACTTGCACGTTGAGATGACGGCGTTGACAGAGTTCCACGCGGTACCCGCGCTCGGGGTACCGTCGTCCGAGTTCCCGGTCGTGACGTTGGTGCCGTCAGATAGACCGGTCTCGGCGGTGTTGGTGATCGTGGTCACGGACGCGACCCCCCGTGACTCAAGTCACGGTGATGCGGAACAGGCCGTTCGCGTTCCAAACCACGGTGAACGTACCGGACACGACCGAGTTGGAGCCACCCAGGTAGTTGAAGCACACACCCTGGTCGGCAACCGGCGAGGCCAGCGTGTCGTCGTAGACCAGCACGCCGAACACCGAAGACAGCGTCGCTGTCGAGCCGGACGCGGTGTCGCTCGCGTCCCACATCACCACGCCGCTGCTCGGGTTCGACAGCGCGGGGGAGGTGAGCGCCACGCCACCGGCCGCCCACTGACCCGAGGACGTCACCTCGTTGGTGTTCGCCCACTGGCCCGCGTTGTACGCCGAGTTCGCGGAGGTCGCGTCCTTGTCCGGAGTGATGCTGTTGTTGTATAGCGCGGCCTTGAACGTGTCGACGCCGGTAGCGTCGAGGTCGAATGCCGCCAGGTTCGCGAGGGCGTCCGTGACGAACGGCCGGAAAATGCTACTCGCTGACCAGGCCATTGCCGTCCTCCTCGGTCTCTGCGGCCGGCGCGGGCTGGGCGTTCTCTGCCACAACCACGCTGGCGTTGAACGCCGAGCCCGCGCCCGCGCCTGCGGTGTCAGGCATGAATGCCCACCTTCGCGGTTGCGCACGGTGCGAACGCCGTGCAGTCCTGTCCGTCGTCGCGGGTGGTCACAATCGACATAACTGGCCGCCCGTTCTCGTCGAGCGTGACGTTACCCGCGTCCGCCCCGACGTAGTCCTCTCGCTCCCGCGCCTCGACCTTGGCCTTCACACCGACGCGCAAGAACGGCGCGGTGAGACCGCGCAGGCCACTACACGCGTGAAAAGGAAGATGCGGGTTCTGAACCCGGGTCACGTGGGTTTGCGGGCAGTTTGGGCAGTACCACCCGCACGGGACCGCCTCCAAGATCAATGGCCGGACCATCCTGCCTCCCTCCCAACGCGTCAGCGGGGTCGATGTACGGGAGCTTGCTACGAAGACGTTCCCGTGCTCTTGCGGCGAGTCCGGCGAGGTGCGCTACCGGCGAGTCCGGTCTCGGGCTCTCCAGGTCCTCCGGCGTCGCTGCCAGCATCCGCAGACCCTGCAGCCGCCTCCGGATCGCCGGATCCGTCGGTGCTTGAACGAACGTCACCGTCGGTTCCGCTCGGCTCATCCGGTGCGTCGTCGGGTCCACTCCCAGATCTCCCAGGAGTTTCGCCGTCAGCGGATCCGGCTCCGGCTTCTGGCCCGGCAGGTCCAGTGGCATCGGCCGGCTCCGTCTCCTGCTCGCCGTCGGTCTCGTCCTCGTCCGGATGCGGCTCGCCGTCGGGGCGCCCCGGCTTCGCGTCCGGGTCGGGCTCGCGCCACGGCACATCGTTCGGCGGGGGGAGCATCACAGCGAGATGGTCCGGCGGTGCCGGGTCGTTCGCGACCTCCGCGTGCGTCGCGCCTTCCCATGCGTTGATCTTAGGGGACATTCCGGTTTCCCTCCTACGGGCGGCCGGCTCGGGACGAGGGGCTACCCCGAGCCGGCCGCGTACGCGGGACTAGACGGCGGAGAGAACAGCGCCGCTGTCGAGTGGGATCCAGAAGAACACCCACGTGATGTTGCCGTCGGTACCAGCCGAGTTGGACTCGATCTGGCCGACCGGCAGCGGGATAATGCCGCTCGGCATCACCGGGGCGACGGCGCCCGTGCCCTGCCCGACCAGCGCCGAGCCGGGACCCGCCGAAGTCAGGACGGCGCCAGCGGGGGTGTCCGTCGTACCGATGTCGGTGGCCGTGAACAGCACCTGCGTGGTGAGGCTCGCGGCCGTCGGGTTGGACTGCAGCACGTACGAGTTGGCCACGGTCACCGGGGCGGTGACCTTGCCGTACCACGCGGTGATGCCGACCGTGCCGCCTGTGATGTTGAACAGGGGGACGACGGTGGCCGCGAGCGTGCCGGTCGCCTTCTCGACGCGCTGGCCGAGGTTGATCAGCCGAAGCTGGTCGGCCTGGATGAGGACGCTCATGTCAGGTCAGGTCCTCTCAGCCCGAGCAGACGGCCGGCAGGTTCGCGGGCGCACGCTGCGACTTGAGGTCATGCGTGATCGCGAACACCGTGCCCGACGAGGACGAAGTGACCTGGACGTGCGAGAAGCCGTCCGACAGCTCGCTCTCGTGGACGGTGAACACCGCGACCGGGTTGGCCGTGGTCGTGGTCACCACCGCGCCGGACGTCGGGGCGTTGTCCCGCGTCCATGCGGTGGCACCCGCGCTGCCGGTGCTCTTGTAGTAGTGGTCGAGCGGCGCGAGCGAGGTGCTCCCGGAACCGCCGGAGCTGCGCGCCTGCGTCAGCGTGAAGGTCTCGGAGTTGGCGCCCACGCAAACGAACGTGACGGCGCTCGCCTCCAGGAGCGAGACCCACGGCGAGTCGGCCGCGACCGGGACCACGTTGAAAACGCGCCCGAGTCCGTCCATCTTGCTGCCCTCCTTCGGGGGGTTTATTGCCCTCTGGAACCGACCGGGGCGGGGGTTTTAATGCCCGCCCCGGCTGGCGTCTTCGGAGCGGCCCGGACTACCGGTCCGCCATCTGCACGAACGGCGACAGCGTCGGGCCGCTGTTCTTCGGCGTGATGGCCGACTTGAGCCACGGCTGGCCGTCGATCCGCTCAATGATCCGGTACGCCGTCTCGTCGTTCTGGAACCGGAAGTGCGGGCTCGACATGGCCGACATGACCTGCCGGTCACCGATCAGGTAGTAGCCGAGGTCGACGAAGTTGATGTCGCCGTCGTTGCCGAGCGCGGGAGTCTTCTCGGTGAAGACCACCGGACGACCGAGGATCGTCGCGGGCGGTCCCTCGACGCCATTGTTCAGCCACACCGCCGAACCCCCGGTGCCGACCGACAGCGCCATGGTCGCCAGCTCGGGGAAGGTGTCGATGCTGCAGATCCACACCGCCCGCGACAGCGAAGACGGGAGCATCCGGGCGTACATCTTGACGATGTTCTCCCAGACGATCGTCGCGCTCGCCTGGCCGGCTTCCTTCGCGACCTCGATCATGGCCACCGCGTTGAGGAAGCCGAGCGGCATCCCGACGCCGTTGCCATTGATGAACGCGTCGTCCTCGTACCAGCCGAGCGCCTCGGGGAACATCTGGTCGATGAACGCCTGGAACGACGAGATCGAGTCCGAGATCAGCTCGTTCGGGACCTGCGTGTACGCGGTGAGCTTCTTCGCCTCCAGGACGATCCGGGAGAACGCGGCCTGGCTCTGCGTGAGCTGGCCACCCTCCTCGGTCCAGTAGGCGGTGATACCGCCGAACACCGAGCTGACGTTCGACGTCGCGTCGATTGCGGGAAACGGAACCCGCAGCGTCTCCATCGGGATGACGCGGGCGCGCGGCCGGACGATGCTGGTCTCCAGCGACACCCGCAGCAGCTCGGATCGCAGCGTCTCGGGGATCAGGAAGCCGCCCTCGGACGGTACCGTCGAGGAGAACGCGTTCCGGATCCGAGAGATCCGCGCCTGGTCCTGCGCGGTCCGGTTCCGGTTGTGCCAGATGAGCTGGAAGAAGTCGGCCGAACTGAGCTTCTCCGCGTCGAGCTGTGCGCCCATCGCACGCGGGCTGAACAGGCCGGCTCGCGCGTTGATCTTCGCGTCCGGGTTCATGCCCCGCGCGAATCCGGCGATGTCGCCGTTCCCGCCGATGTTCAGGTTGACCGGCGTGAGCCCGCCGTCCTTCTGCTCCTGCAGCCACGAGCCGAGCACCCGCTGGGTCTCGTCCCGCACCTGGGTCGCGATCTCCTGGTCCTTGTCGAGGACCACCTTCGCGTAGTTGCGGATGAACGTCGCGAAGCCTTCCTTCGACTGGAACAGCTTCTGCATCCGCGCCGGGTCGCCGAGGAACTCCTCCAGACCGGCGGGGGTGTCGGGAACGACGATCCGGTCGACGTCGTCCGCGTTCACAGGTGCCGTCACTGCAGCGCCTCCCTAAGCGCATCCGCCAACTCGGCAGCCGAGATAGAGCGGGATGTCGTCGGCCGTGAACCGAGGTCCGGTTCCGCCGGTCGGTGCGTGATCTCCTCCAGGAGAATGGCGGAGATCGCCCCGGCGTCAAGCGAGCCGGGGGGGTCTGCGGAGTTGGCGGCCGTCCGCACGGGCACGTCAACCAGGCCGTCCTGGGACACCGCCTGCTGGATCGCGCCTGCCACCGTGTCCGCCTGCGGCGCGGCATTCGCAGGCCGGTTGTTCAGCTCGCCGAGCAGGATCGTCCGGAACGTATCCGCGTCGTAACCTGCGATCGAGCCAGCCGGCTGGTCGGCCGCTGTGTTCGTCGGAGCGTCGTGCTCGGCTGCTTGCTGGATCGCGCCCGCGATCAGGTCGCCCGTGAGCCACGCGCCGAGCTGAACAGCCGGACCACCCTGCGCGCCTGCGCTTTGGGCAGGCTCTGTGGCCGGCGACGTTGCAGGGTGGTCCGGCTGGTCGGTGGCGACCGGCGCGTCAGGCGACTTGTCGTCGTGTCCGGGCAGCTTGTCGAGGTGCGCGTTGAGGTGCCGTTCGATGGTGGCGCGTTCCGCGTCGGACAGGCCCTTGGTCTGCGGCAGCCGGGATAGTGCGTTGCGGACTCCGGCTGCCGAAGCAGCGCCCGGCGTGCCGTCGGTCCCGACGAAGTGATGCGGGAGTTTGCACGCGCCCTTGACGATCTCGCCATTCTCGACCTGATCGCCGTCGTACCAGCCGTAGACCCGCTTGACGATGCTGAGGTCGAGCGGGGAGCCGAGCCGACTAACGTTCGCGTTGGCGTCCCACGTCCCCTCCTCGCACGCGGTGTCGTGCGGGCTGACAGCGGTGTCTGCGATTAGCGGGATGTCGTCCTCGATGCTCTTACGAACAGCGTCGCCGTTCTTGATCTCGTGGACGATCCGCGCGCCGAGGCGGGTCGGGTCGAAATTGCGCCACTCGAACTGGGCGGCCATGGCCGCGATCGTCCGGGCGTTCGTCGCGTGGTCGGTGGTCTTGTCCGAGGCGGCCGGAGTCGCCATCCGGTCGACCAACCCGGCGTCTACCGCCTCCTGGCCGTAATACCAGGTCTCGGCGCGCATCGTGTCGCGCCAGTCGGCTCGGGTACCGCCCGCCTTGTTCGCGTACGCGTCCGCGATGTTGTCGCTGGTCTTGTCGAGCAGGTCGGCCGTCTGCTGCATGTCGGCCGCGTTCCCGATGCAGAGTCCGGACGCGTCGTGGATCATGACGGCCGCATGGTCGCCGATCGTGACCTCGTCGGCTGCCAGCATGATAAACGACGCGATCGAGGCGGCCAGGCCGTCGACCTGGGAGGTAACGTGGGCGGGGTGGTTCTTGATCGCGTTGTAGATCGCGATGCCCTCGAAGACCTCGCCTCCGGGGCTGGAGATCCGGAGGCTCATCCGCTTCGCGGTGACGCCCTGCAGGTCCCGCACGAAGTCAGCCGCCGTGATGCCCCAATAGCCGATCTCGTCGTAGACGAGGACCTCGGCCGGCATGTCGCCTTCCCCTGCCGCGTTCCGGATCTCATATCCGGCACGCGGAGCACGCGCAGCCGACTCCCGCATGACCGGGAACGAGCGCCGTGTCATTGCGCCTCCAAAACGCGGGGATTGGCGCCGATCAAACCGTGGGCCTGCCCGCACTGGCAACTACGGCATCGGCCAGTGCCCCACGAGCCGCCTCGGCAATATCCCGCCAGGATAGGGCGGCCGGCTCGGGCCGTACCCCACGCACCGGGGGTAGGGTCAGGCCGTCCTCGGTTCCAGCGGGCCAGACCAGCCGGAAAGTGCCCCGGCAGCGGACCCCACCCAGACAATCCAGGTAGCTCCCCGTGCCGTATGCCGCCTGCGCAGCAGCCATATCCGCGAAGACCTGCCCGTCGATCTGCCTGCAGGGCTCGCAGGTCCGGGTGTCGTTCTGCTCGGTCGCGGTGAGCTGGCCGCCGGTCTTGACCCGCATCGCGACCTTGGCGACCGCAAACCGGCCGGTGTTGATCGCGCGGTGGAGCGCCCCGCCGAGTTGAGTCCGCGCGAAGTTGTCACTGAGTTTCGCCAGATGACTGCGAACCCGCTGGCCGATCTCCGATCCGGTGACGCCCGGGAGGTAAACCCGTACTGCCTCGGTTGAAGCCGAGCCCGCGATCTGCCCCGCGATCATGTTCGCGACCGCAGTAGCGATGTCGACCAGCTCGCCACCGAACATGACCACGCGCCGGGATAGTGCGGCCTGAATCTCCGGATCCAGCGCAGGCACCTCGACCTGGACGCCCTGTCCGGCGCACTCCTGCGCCATTCGGTAGGCGGACGTCAAGGCCAGCCGCCCGAGCCCGCCCCGAATCGTCTCGGCCATGTCCGCGACGATATCGGCGCTCACATCAAGGTCACCGAGCTGGTCCGGCTTGCGGCTGTTCACCAGGTCCCGCACGGTCGACTCAAGGTCACCGGCCGCGCGCTCCTCCTCCGGCCCGAGCTGGTTCAACAGCCGGTCCAGTTCGACGTTGAGATCGAGCAGCAGGCCGGACAGATCTGGGTCGGCCGCCGCGCGGAGTTGACGCGCCCGATTCCGCTGCGCCTCCGGGTCTTGGGTGTTCGGCGCCTCATCCGGTGCCCCGGGAGCGTCGTCAGGCTGGGTGTCCGGAGCCGGCTCGATCGCGGGGGTGCCAGGCTGGTTCGGCTTTGTGGCCGGGACGGCGGGCGGATTGTACGCCATGTCCGGCATGCCCGCCCATTCGAGGACGGCTGTCGAGTCGAGCCCGAGCGGGAGCAGCAGCGAGACGGCGGTGGCTTGGGAGGTCCGCTTCCGGTCGGCCGCCTCTTGGTCCTCCTTGACCGGGCTCTCGTAATCGAAATACAGATCGCGGGCGCCCGGACCGAACATCGGCAGGTAGTCGTGGTTGAGCGCCTGCTTCCAACGCTCAAGGCGCGGAACGAGCAGCCACTGCGCGAAAACGACCTCGGCCGCCTCCGCGTTCGCGCGGTTGACGTCGGTCACCGTGCCGAGCAGCGGGGTCGGGAAACCGAACGCCTCTCGGATCATCTCACCCGAGAGTGACCGCAGTTCCGTGAACTGCATGTCGCGGTTCGTGTACTTGCGGTCGACCCATTTGCCTTCTTCGAGGATCGCCACCCGGTGCGCCTGGGCGACGCCCTTGTGCTGCTCAGCCCACCGCGAGACGAGCCGCCGGAAGTCGCCGTCACTGAGCTTCTTACTGACCTCGACGATGCCACCCGGCTCGGCGCTGTTGTAGAAGAAATTCCGGTTCCACTCGGCAGCCAGCCGCGCCGAGTCGACGTCGGTGAGGACGGCCTGCACCGGACCCATGCCGCGATACGGAGACAGCGGGTCAGGCATCCGGATCTGGATGACATCCTCGACCGCGAGCGGCACGAGTTCGCCTTCCGGCCCACGGTAGATGTAGCCCCGGATGAAGTCGTTCGCGTCCGGGATAACCTCCATGCGGTCCGGGCGCACTGGCCAGATGCCGACCGGGAGTCCGCCGCGCCGATTGATCACGAGCCACGCTTCGCCGGTCAGGTCATTGTGCTGCTGCCCGACCTCGATCAGTTCCTGCCGCGTGTAGAACGGGTTCGGGTTGTTCCACAGATCGAGCGCCCAGTGGGACGTGACCTCCGGCCACTCCTCGCGCGGCTTGCCGGCCTGCCTCCGGTACAGATGCCACTCGGGCATCGAGGTGCCGTTGCTGGTCTTGTTGACGATCGCAAACAGCGTCCCGACTGTGCCCATGGCCCGGAGTTCCACGGTCATGTTCGAGTTCGGCATCGCGGGCATGCTGACGTTCGTTCGCTGAGGAGCGAACGGAACCGGCGTCAGCGCGTTCCGGATCGTGCCGAGTAGCGACCTCACTGGGCGCGCTCCAACATCAGGTCGAGGAACAGCAGCGACAGGCCGACCGCGACAAACCCCACGGGGACCAGCCACATGAACGCGGCAATGTCGAGACAGGACAAGCCCGCGATCGACAGCCAGCCCCGGAAGGTGTCGGGCGTGAGCCGCACGCGCAGGCTCCGTAGCTTCACTGCCGGACCATCCTCCCTGCCGCCTCGATCACATCCAGCGGACGTTCGGGCGCACGCCGAGGTCGATTTCCGCGACGAAATACCGCATCGCGTCCGCCCCGTGGTCGTGCAGTTTCAGGGGCATGTCCCGCTCAACGGTAGCACCACCCGGGTTCGCTTTGAATGCCCAGACATACGAGGGCAGTTCGTCCTGCGTCGACGTCGGGAGTTTGTTGTCGAGGAGCGCGGGATCACGGCGCACCACCGCGTCCCGCATAATGAAGATCCGGTCCTCTTTCATCCGGACCTGCACTGCCTCGATGCCCTCGGTCACGGTCTTGAACGCGGCTTCGGTCGAGATCCCGATCTCACGTTCGAGCGTGGCCCTGCCTTCGGCGTCGTGGTCGCACACTATCCATTGCGGCGTCGGTTCGTGCCAGATCCGGCCCTGATATGCGTACCGGTCCTCTCCGGCGGGGTGCACGTAATCCGGGTCCTCGTCCGAGACCAGCGCCATGATCTCCTTGGCGTGGTCCTCGACGATGCGATTGGTCATGTATATTTCGCGATACAGGATCAGCCGGCCGTCGGGGTCTTGCGCCCAGAACTGGCAAACGAACGGATTGCGGTACCCAAAGTCGATAGACCAGAACCGAGGCCAGTCGTCCGGGATCTTGACCTGGTTGATGAGGTGCTTTCCCTCGTCCCAGTCCGCGTACACGATCCCCTCGGCTGCCGTCCATTTGCCCTCAAGCAAGCGCAGCCGTCGGACGCCGGTCAGTGCCTCCAGTTTCGCGAAGTAGTCGGCTCCGATCGCGGTCGGGGTCCCGTCGAGCCGCATGTACGCCGGGTTGTCGACATGACGCGAGATCAGGATGCGGAGCTTGCCGGTCGCGGCCCGAAACTGCATCCAGTGCGTGGGTGCGTTCGGATTGCACGCCCCGACTAGCTGGGTCCACCCGCGCACGTAGTTGCGGAGCCGCGTGTTTGCGTACTCCCAGTCCTGCTCGGTCAGCTCGGTCGCCTCGTCGACGAAGATCATGTCGTATTCCGATGACATGATCTTCTCGGGCTTGTCCATCCCGCCCACGACGATCGTGCTTCCGTTCGAGTACCGGTAGGCGGCCGGCTCCTCGCCCGAGCCGCCGTACCAGGTCACGGTGCCGTTCGCCAGAGCGCCCGGGATGACCTTGTTCTTGAACGTAACGAGCGTGGTCGCGGTCAGCGACACGTGGGTTTTCCGCAGGACGAGCCCGCGATAGCCAGGTTGCAGCAGGCAAATCAGGTGCAGCCGGAACAGGCAGACCACCGACTTGCCGGTACCGGCCGGTCCGGAGATGACCACCTCGCCCGAGTGGTCGGTCATCAGGTCCCGTGCGGCGCCGCGCGTCTCGAACCGCACGAGTTGGGTCATCCGAGGTACGCCCCCGGGCGGAGAAGCCACACCATGTCCGCGCCCGCTGGAGTCCCGAGGACCACCAGCACCTCGTCGAGCAGGCCGTCGACCCGCGTCAACTCCGCCATCGCAACCGGGGCGTTGAGGTGCCCCCGCGCGTATGCGTAGGAAGCGCCGTGCACCTTGAGCGACTTCACCAGCCGGACCAGCACCCGATGTATCTCGTCTTCGGACGAAAACAGCTCGATCGGGGGGACGCTCGGGTCTGGCTCCATCGCGTCCGGGCGCCGTCTCTTGTCACTCCGCATCGTCGCCCCCGGGTAGTTCCGGCGGGCCGACCGGCCCGTTTCCGAGCTGGCCTTCGATCACCTCGTCCGGACGAGCCGGACCGAGCAGCGCCCCGACGTCGACCCCGAGGACCTCATACCGCACGGTCTCGACCTGGATCTGGTGCTTTGCGGGCGCGTTCAGTCCGAGCAAGGCGGCTTCCTGCCGGTCGATCGCGAGAATCCGGTCGATCGCGGACAGGATCGGCCCGGCATCTTGCATCGGTTTGCCGTCGGGCGTGTCCGGAGTCACCGAATCCGGGTCGATCACGACCTTCCCATTTTGCGATACCGTGGGATGGTCCGCTTTGAGGATCTCGTACGCCGCGCGCCGGAGTTCCGCGAACCGATCGAGCTGCTCGGCTCGGTATGCGTTGATCTCCGCAATCGGGATCTCGCGCATTGCCTTGTAGTAGATCTCCCGAGCCCGGTGGCCCGAGATCCCATACTGCGCGCCGATCGTCTCGAAAGTGAGGTGCTCCTTTTGGCGCAACGACACGATACCGAGCTGCCGCTCTTCGAGCTGGTGGGCCGACAGAGTGCCCCCACCCGGGTTAACGTCCGGATTCCACGCCATGATCCGAGCGTACCGGGCGGGCACGCCCCAAAGCAAGGTCGACATACAGCGACGCCCCGCCCTCCCAGGCCCGGTAGGAGGACGGGGCGTCTGTCTGTGGGTGTTACTTGCCGGACGAGCCGAAGCCGTTCGAGCCCCGAGCCGACGGCGCCAACTCCGGCACCTGAACCGGCGTGAGACCGGCGGCCAGCGCGGGAAGCACGATGAACTGCGCGATCCGCTCCCCCGCCTCGATCACGACCGGACGGTCGGTCATGTTCTGGCACGCCGCGAAGTAGGTGCCCCGGTAACCCGCGTCGATGATCGAGTTGACCACCAGGAGCCCGCGCTTCCGGATGGTCGACGACCGGCCGGTGATCAGCGCCCACGTACCGGCCGGTAGCTCGACTGACACCGCGCACGGGACGTCGACGAACGCCGGATTGACGACGTCCGGGTCGTCCGACGCCGAGCCGCGCGCCGGGATCTCGGTACGTTCCGAGACGTACAGATCGAATCCGGCGTCATCCGGGTAGCCCTGGCTCGGCATCCGCCCGCCCGCACCGACCAGCACCGGGAGCGGCGCGGTCTTGTTGAGCGGGTTGGCCGCCTCCTTGAACGCCGAGATCAGCGCGTCACTGAGATCCTCAATCTCGGTGATCACCGTGCCCAGGTCGCCAAAGAACGCGACGTGCCCCGGCGTGTGGTCCGAGTAGACAATGACCGGCGTGCCGGTCTGCTTCGCCTGGTAGATCTCCGCGACCACGCCGATGGTCGGGATGTCGTACGGCAGGACGGCCACCAGGACGTCACACTGAGAAGCCGCGTAGCGGCAGACGTCGCGGATGGTCCGCATCTGGTCGTCGGTCATAAGCGGCGGTCGCTCGTCGCCGAACCGCCCGCTCCCGCTGACGATCCAGGAACGCCCCGGGTCGTAGACCACGGCGCCCAGGTTCTCCAGCTCGGTCCGAGCCGCGTTCACCATCGAGACCACGCGCATGCTGGCCATGCGGCCCCGGACCTGATCTATTGGGTAGGCCAAGTACACTGTCACTGGTGCTGCTCTCCTTCTCCGGCCGGTACCGGCCGCTTGATGACGTCCGCCGGAAGGCGGATGCCGTTGTCCTGCAGGAACACGACGAGCGCCCGCTCGGTCTCGGGGTCGGGCGGTCCCCAGATTCGGAACTTCACGCCCGGCTCGCGGTAGGTGAGCTGGGACCCGCGCTGCTCGGGCGACAGGACCGTGACTTCCGCCTCGCCCCCGACGTACAGAAACCGGACCACCCTGCGGTCCCGCCAGGTGCGGGGGTGGGACAGCACGACCTGATCCGCGCCGGGCGGCTCGATCTCGTTCTCGCGCCACCGGACCCAGCCGGCCGCCTCCAACGTCAACTTGAGCGCGTGACCGAGGTCGATGGCGAACTCGCGAGCCGCCTCGGTCGCATTTGCGGACGCGGTGAGTTCGGCCCACCGCTCGGGGTCGGTCTCGGCCATCTTCCCGTACAGTGGCATTGCCTGCGCCTTCCGGAGAGCCGCCGTGGTCCGGCGGCCAGCCGGCCGCGAGGTCTCCCCCACGGCCGGCTGGTTCTGGGTCGTCTCGGTCACTCGGGCCATCCGCCGAACTCCCGGATCCGCGCCAGCATGGTGCTGTAGATGCGCAAATCGAAGATCGTGTCCGGGCTCGGCTCCTTGCCGTTCTGCCACGCGGAGAACAGCCGCCCGACCTTGCCGAGTAGGTAGAACGCAACCGCGATCTCCTGCCCGATCCGGTCGAGGTCGGCACCCTCCGGCATCGGGTAGGCGGCCACCAGCGTGCGCCCCATGATCTCCAGGTCGTGGCTGCCGTACTCGGCCGTCTTCGGGGCAGTCTTCTCGATGTCGGTCTCGGTAAGCCGCCTCCACCACGGCTCCAGGTCGTTGGGCAAGTCGCCCGGGGCGAACTCGGCCATCAGCCCTCTCAACATCGCGTCGTCCAGCCGGCCGCCAGCCTGCAGCACCTTCCGCACCTCGGACGCCACCGCGTCCAGCTCCGGCCGGCTCACGCCCTGCGGCAGGTCCTCCGGGTAGGAGCACATGTCGCGGTGTCGCTGACCGTACCGGGTGCACTGCGCGTTCGCGCATCTCGGGGTCTGGCCGATGTCGTCCGGCTCCGGGTGGCCGGTGACGTTCCGGTCGATCCGCGTCTCGCGGGAGACCGCCGGATGCGGGCCGGTCGCTTCCCGCGCGGCGCGCTCGATCGGGCCGGTGTCCGCCTCGCCCGGAGGCGGGGTGATCGGAACGGGCACGAGGATGGCGCGCGTCCCCGTCCCGTTCACGCTGTCGAGGTCGGTCGGCCGCTTCATGTGCGAACGACCGTGGTGGGTCCGGTGCCGAGCAGGCTCGGCATGATCCCGAGCTGCTCCTGCACCTCCTCGCGGAGCCAGGTCCGACCGACGTCGGTCACGCGGTCCCACGTGGTGGCGCCCGCCGCGTCCGAGTCGATGTAGTCGAGCATCGTGATCGCGAGGTGGACCGACGGCGAGTTGATGCCGCCGTTCGCGTCGATCGCCTTGCGCACCAACTCAACATCCCAGCCACCGACCCGCCGCACCTTGTTGGTGACGGTGGTTCGCTCGGCGGGGAGACCGAGGTTGGCCCACGACGTCTCGTCCTGCAGCTCGCCGGAGTTGCCGGCCACCCGGATCGGGTAGGTCCGCGCGACCACCCAGACGTCGAGCCCACGCACCCCGGACATCCATGGCGAGATGCCGGCCATCGCCAGGAAGTCGATCGCGCGAGCGTCCGACGAGGTGCAGTGCGGGTAGAACTCGCCGTGCAGGCCGAGTCCGAAGCCCTGCGTGCCCTCGATCTGGACCGTGACACCGGCCTGCCGGAGTGCGCTCCGGAGGATCTCCCCCGTGTCGACACGACCGCCGAACAGATCGGCCTGTCGCCAGATCCGCTCCGCCCGCGCGGCTCCGATGCCCTTCCCGGTCGACCCGATCTTCGCGGTGAGCCGCCTGGTCGCCTCCTGGTCCTTGTGGTCGTCGGTGATCACGGTGGCGCTCCGGTCGACGTACAACCGCGACGAGACGTCGTAGCCGGCCGCGTTCAGAGCCATGGTCTCGTCGTCGAGCACCTGTGGGTCGATTTCCGAGCCGGCCGCGATGATCAGCGCCGAGTTCGGCGCGGTGACGGCCGCGACCGGGATCGAACGGAGCTTCCACGGGTGCATCTGCGAGTCGAACGCGACCGCGCTCTTCGGGTTGTCGCGGCAGTCCGCGTTGTCGCAGACCAAGGGCCACGGGCACCGGCCGTAGACGGTGTGCCCCGCGTTCGGTCCGGCGACGCGCACGCCGTACACCGCGAATCCGCTCTCCTCGTCGACCCGGGCAAGGTGCCCCGCGATCGCGCCCTTGCCCTCGGAACCGAACTGGCCGCCCACGACCACCTGGATCTTGCTCACTTGGTCTTCTCCTCTTTCTTCGGGTCCGCTCCGCCACCCTGGCCCGACCGAAGCTTCTCGATCAGGTCATTGACGTCCTTGCGGATCCGCTCTGGCTCTGCCACCGCGTCTCTCCTCACTTGCGCCGGTTACGGCGCCTGCTTACCTTGCTGACTCTGCGGCGAGCCCGCCGCTGGTCCTTGGTTCTACGCACCTTCCCCGTCGGTGCCATCTGCCTCCTCTCGTTCGACGAGCGCGCCCCCCGCCGTCACCACACGTGCGGGGGGCGCCTCGCCGATGGGTGGCGCCATCTGCAGCCGAGCCCGGGGGCTACACCCCGCCCCGGCTGCTAATACCAGTTAATCATGCCGGTGCCCTCTTGTCAAGGCCAAGCGCGGTCTCTACAGGGCGTAGGCGTGGATCGTGTTCGCGGGCTCGGACAGACCGGCGTCCCAGGCAGCTGGCTTGATCCCGGTCAGCAAACCACGCTGGCCCATCACAAAATGCCACCAGTGCAACTGAGCGTCGCGGGCATGGACCGAGTTCCCGCACGGCTCGGGTTTCACGCCCATGCTGCGCAGGATCGATTGCTGGGTCGCCTTGATGCTCGGCTGCTGGTAGAACGGATAGATCGGCACTGCCGGACCACCCCCGTCCGGCAAGGCGCCTCCATTCTCGGCCGCCTGGCTGATCGCGTAGTCGACCTCCAGGTTGTGGTCCGCGACGAGCCAGCCCATCGCGCCGAGCAGCCGCGCCGTGTGCATCCGCGAGCCGGACTGCTGCATCGCCCGATCGGGGATCAGCACGAAGTCTTCCATCACCAGGACGTCCACCCACCCACAGATCGCGAGCGACCGCAGGGTCAGCATCCACGCGGACGGCGTGGTCTCGAACGACACCAGTAGTTCGTCGTCGGTCACCGCCCCCTGACCGAGCCCGACCCCCGCCGCTACCCCCACGTGATCGTCGCCCGGGTCGACAGCCAACACGCGCTTACCGCCCGTAGCCTTGGCCGCCTCGACTATGCTTGCCAGCTTGTCAAGCGCCGCGTCAGCCCCCAACACACTCGCCGTGTTCGCCTTGCTACCATCCGCTCTCGGCATGTCTACTCTCCGTGTTCTCTCGGTTACTGTTCGTGGGGCGTGTAGGCCGAGTACTAGCTGCCGTATGGCGAGGCTTGTACGCGCTATGAGACACCATACGGAACGCAATGCACGAGCTACACGCTACGGGGAGTGATCGGGCGATTACTCGGCTCGTGGTGACTCCGAGTAATCGCCGGTCGCCTCTCGTTCCTACTGCTCCAGCATCCGCAGGTTGTCCCGCCAGCGGCGGGCCGACTTGCGGGCCGTGTCGATCTCGGACGTCCGGACGATCCCGCGCTCCATCGCGAGCCGGGCGAGGTCGCTCACCGTCATGGTTCCCGTGACAACCGCCCGGATCTCGGTCTCCAGCTCCGCAGGGTAGCTGCGCCCGGGGGTGCTGGCGCGGCGCGGCAGGGCCGTGACGGTACTCCGCTGGCCCTCCGTCGAATCGGAGCCCCCGCCCGGGTACTCTCGGGGGGGTGCGGGCTCGTCGCTGTCCAGGAGGACCGTGGCGACGATCGGCGGCTCGGTTTCCGCCGGAGCCTCCTGGACCTCGCTGCGTTCGATGGAGATGGTCCGGCTGTCGACCGTGCGCACGACCACCGGGGCGGCCGGAATCGCCGTGATCGCGGAAACCGGGCGGGTCGCCTCGACCTCCAGCTCGCGGGGGTTGGGCGAGTCGAGCAGCGGCAGCGGGTCAGTGATCGCGAGGCCCGCCGCGCGCCATTCGGTGACCGCCCAGCGTCCGGCGAACACAACCCTCAGGACGCGGAGCGCCGGAGGCGCGACCTCGGCAGGCAGCCCGCGCTGGATCCGCACCCGAAGCCGGATCTCGGCCAGGACCAGGTGGAACAGCCACATCAGGATCAGCGGCACCATGGCGGCCACGATCACGGCCGAGATGCCGCCGTCGCGGAGGTAGGCGCCCAGGCCGTTGGTCGAGGCGGATACCAGATTGATCGCGAACGAGAACATCCGGGCGGACGAGGACGCGCGGCCGGACAGCGAGATCGCGGTTGCGAGCAGAGCCGCCGCGAACATCGAGCCGTCCACGATCGCGGGCAGCGCGGCCGGTACCTCGAAGCCGAGATGGGTGGCCAGCCGCGCCTGCTCGGCGCACAGCCACGCGACGCCGAGTCCCCACAGGGCGCCGATGATGCCGATGGCGACCCAGATGAGCCAGTGGACCTTGCCGGTGTCGACGACCTGCCGCGAGGCAAGCAGCCGAGCCCGCTGGTCGATTTCCACGCGCCGCGCCTCGTTTGCGGCCCGTCGTGCCTCCTTACTGGCCGGTTGGCCCTTTCCGAACATCGCAGTCTCCTCTCACGGGCGCCCACCGTCGGGCGTCGGTAATTCCATTAAATCAGGTCCGTGCCCCCGAGTCAAGTAGCGTCCGTCACATAACGGGCGCGAACCTCGTACTTGACGTCGGGACACGGGCATGGTTAACTGGTCTTAGTCGCCCGGCAGGCGGGCGCGACGAGAGGAACACAGCATGGCGGACAAGCAGCCGAAGCGGACCGAGGGCACGCCCACGGGCGGCACGGCCGCCGGTTGGGGCAGCCAGACCGGCCAGCCAGCCGACTCGGACGGCTCGCGGGACCTGGTCCCGGGCGAGCACACCAGCGGCGCGCGGTAGGCCCAACTCCCATCCAACGGGGGCGGGTTCCTTCGGGGGCTCGCCCCCCTGGCATGTCCGAACATTCCCGCGCTCAAATCATCAGTGCTGCGCTCATCTTATGACCACCGAAACCGAGCCCGCGCCGGACGGCGCCCAGGCTCCGCCCTCGATGCCCGCCCGGTTCCAGACCATCGTGGCCGACCCGCCGTGGCCGGTTTCGACCGTCGGCAACGGGAAGTACATGGAATATCCGCTGATGCCGTACGACTGGATCAAGGCGCTCCCGGTCGCGGACATCGCCGAGGACAACGCCCACCTGTACATCTGGACGATCAACGCGGCGATCCCGCAAACATACGCGACGGCGATCGCGTGGGGTTTCCAGCCGAGCCAGCTCCTGACGTGGGGCAAGCCACCGCACGGGTCCGGGCTCGGCGGGGTGTTCGTCTCGACCTCCGAGTACATCCTGTTCTGTCGTCGCGGAAAGTCGGTCCACAAGGCGCGGGCGCTGTCGACCTGGTACGAGTGGCCGCGCCAGAAGCGACACAGCGAGAAGCCGCGCGAGTTCTATGACCTGGTCGAGAAGGTGAGCCCGGGTCCGTATGCCGAGCTGTTCGCGCGGACCGAGCGGCCAGGGTGGTTCGGTTGGGGCGACGATGACGGCCTGATGGCCCGGATCGGCATGCCGGCTCCGAGCCGCCAGGAGATCCGCGCCGCTCGCGTCCTGGAGGAGCAGGCCGCGTCCGGGAACATCGAGGTGACGGAATGACCGCGCCCTATCAGCCGTGGCCGCCTATGCCGAAGCCGCCTCGACGTCGGGGTCGGCTCGTGGCGCTGATCGCGGCGGGGGTGTTCATCGGGGTTCTTGCCGTTTCCTGCATGGCGTCTGCGATGGACACCAGCGCCGATCCGTCGGGCTCGGTCGCGACCGCCGGTATCGACATCCCGAGGCAGAGTACGGCGCCCGCGTCGGCCACTTCAACCAGCGCCAGCCCGACATCCGCGTTCGTAATCGCGGACTACACCGGGAGGAGCCTGCTCGACGCATTTGGGGACCTCGACAAGGCGGGCATGGCGGTGGATCAGATCGACGCGTCGGGGCAGGGTCGTGCCGTCCTGTGGGCGCCGCATTGGCGGGTGGTCCGTCAGGAGCCCGCCCCGGGTACGATCATGAAGCCGGGCGACAAGGCCGCATTCTACGTCGTCCAGACCGACGAATAAGGGAGGCAAGGTGAAGAAGCCCACCACGGGACGGAGCCGGCTTTCGGGCAGGCTCGGCGCGTCGATGGAAGGGAAGGCGATCAACGCGCTTCGGGTCCGGCCGGCCATGATCCACGAGAACCGGCCGCTCCTGCGCGGGAAGCCCGGACACTCCCGGGTCGGCTCGGACGCGGTGATCTATCGGAAAACCGAGACAGCCGAGGTCGGCACCCACCGGAGCGGCCGGACTCGACGTCGGGAGCGCCCCCGCTGGGCGCGTACTCCGGAGTCGACCGCGCGGCACCTCGCCAGGAACTTGGCCACCCTGCAGAACGTCTGACCTCGGGCAAGCCGACGCCCCGGTCTCCCTCCTCGGGAGCCGGGGCGTCTGCGTGTTTCCGGTCAGACCCGACGCAGCCGGTTGACGTGGACCACGGCGGGCGCCTTGCTGTCGTCCTGCGCGAGGTGGACGCGGGCACTCAGCTTGTCCAGGTAGACGGCCGTGACGATCACGTCAGCCGGGCCGTTCGCCGAGCCGGCCGTGGTCAGCTTCGCGGCGAACGGGACGTTCTGCGCGTCGGCTGGGATCAGGGCTCGCATTTTGTGCTCCTCTCGACGGGCCGCCCCTCGCGGCCGTAATTTTATTAAACCATGGCCATGCCTCGACGTCAAGTCCAACGTCCGGACACAGCGAGGCCCGCCCGCCAGGTTCCACGCCGCGCGAGAGGAGGAGCGCGGCCCGTTCCCTAACGGGCGGGTCTCGGTCGTGCGCCTGCGCGCCATGGCGCTTGGGTCGGCCCGCACGGCGGGAGGTCGACCGACAGGCCACAGGCTCGGCCTGTTGCACGGAGCCGACTCGGCGGGGGACCGAGCCGGCCTTCGCTCCGCCACTGGGAGCCGGGCGCCGTGCCGCCCTCGTGGGTGGGCGGGATTCGAACCCGCGACCAGGAGTCGGCACCCTTGCGGGCGGGTACCATCCGCTCCTTGCTCTGCCTCTGAGCTACCACCCTCCGCGTGGGGCTACGCCGGGGTCCGGGTGCCCCTACTGCGCGCCTACCTCGCGGTTGCACGGGATTCGGGGAACCTTTGGTCGAGTCGGGGCGGGCCGACCTGCGGAACGCCCCTCGACCTCGCTGCCGTGCCAGCGATCGTGCGTGGCCAGGGCTCGAACCTGGCCCCCTGCTCGGGCAGTACGCGGAACGAGCGTTCGGCCCCCTGCCGGGGGTTGCGCGCCCTGATGCCGCCTCTTAGCCGGAGCCCCGGGGTGACCTGCCGCCCTGCCGGGCGGCCCCCACGCGGTCTTGCCTTACCTTGCGCAGGTCGCCCCCCACAGTGCCCGAGCCACCCGTCGGCAGCTCGGTCCCCGAGCGTCCCCGCGCCCGACCGAGTCGGACGTGCGGGGGGTCCCCTGGTAGCGGCGACGGGGGTCGAACCCGCGTCTCTGGCTTGAGAGGCCAGCGAACGTTCCTCTGTTCCACGCCGCTATATGGTTGGTGGTAGGTCCCGGGCGGGCGAGTCGCCGCGCCCGGGGTTGTAGGGTGGCCGCCTCGGCAGCCCTGACCTCGTAGGGTGCGCCGCGCACGGCGCCTGTCTCGTGTTCCAGCGCGGGGGGCGGCTCCGCTCGCCTGTCAGGCGTTCCCTTGGGGCCAGGCGTTCCGGGCGTTAGCTCCGGCTGGGCGTTCCCCTCGGGCTGGGCCAGGGCGGTTGACCCGCCCCCCTTGCTGTATCTCTATTGTATCACGGGCCTTGCCCCCGTGTCAAGCCCCCCGTGGTGGCGGGTCTTGGTCGATCTTCCAAGCCGGATTTATTGTTAACGCAGGGCCGGTCCCCTGCTATTTAGTTGAGAAAGAGCCCCCGTGTGGAGCGGGCCAGACGTTCCCTTTCGGGCTGGACCCCCGCTCCCCTGCGGTAATTTTATTAAATCACATCCCGTGCCCCCGAGTCAAGTACCCGGGCGATGTGATCTGCGCCACATCAGGCGTAGCTCGGGCCGCGCGCCGCCATCGCGTCGACCCACGCCGAGCCGGCCTGGGTCTTCGCGTTCGAATGCGCAGGCTGCGCGAGGTCGAGTGCCGTAGCGACCGCCCGCGAGCGGAGCAGCAACGTGGCAGCCACGCCCTGGCGACGCCACGCGGGGAGCACGCGAACCATCGCGATCTCGCCCGTCTTCGGGTCCCAACGCAGGTAGCCGATGCGGTCACCCGCGCCCGTGTACGCAGCAAGCTCGTGGACGAACGGGCCGTGTCGGAGATCGAGCCGCGCCTGCTTGACCCGGAACTCCATCTCGGTCTCCTTTCGCGGCGGGCGCCCCCTGGCGCTCGATGTACCTCCATTTTATCACACGGCTTGCCCCCCTGGCAAGTAGCACCAGGGGGGCGGCTGGCTCGGCTACCGAGCCCGCGCGGCGACCATGTCATCCGTGCGGTAGAAGAACACCGCGTCGCCACCGAGCGCCTTGCAGAACGGCGTGTCCGCGTACTCTGCGTCACCGTCGGTCACGTAGCCGTCCATGACCCGGACCACGGCCGCGAGCGTCTCGCCGAACTCGCGCGGCGGGACGACCACGATGGCCAGGATGAGGAAGGTCGCGAACGGACCCTCGATGACGTCGTGGCCGTTGCCGAGCAGGAACCGGGCCGCGATCCGGGGGCTGTCGACGACCTGCATTTTGGTTCTCCTCTCGTGGGGGCGGGTTCCCTGCCCGCCCTGTACTTCTATTAAACCATAGCCGTGCCCGCGAGGCAAGTAGCACTAGGGGGGCGAGCCGAGCCGGCTTACTCCTCGATGGTGGCCTCGACCGTGACGTGGTCGGCCGTGTGGTAGTAGAGCTGGCCGGTCTCGCGGGCCGCCTCGACGTCGGACGTCGGCAGCTCGACCAACCAGAGCCCGGGGGCGCTGCCCTCCTCGATCTCCAGCTCGCCGGCAAGCGTGCCGGTCGCGTCGGCCAGCGCAGACCGCGCCTCGAAGATGGTCGCGATCGCGTTGCTCGGGAACGGCGCGTTCTCGCGGTACATCTCGACCTCGACGCCCTTGATGGTGTCCTGCATTTTAGTTCCTCTCTCGCGGAGGCGGGTCCCCTGGCCGCCCTGTATTTCTATTAAACCATGGCCGTGCCTGGTTGTCAAGCCGGGCCCCGGACACAGGCGAGCCCCCACCCCGGTCTCCCGGTTTGGGGGCTCTCCTGCCTCGGTCAGGGGGCCGTCTCGCTGTCGATGTGCGCGAGGATCGCGTCCCGGTCGTCGCGGTTCCCGAGCATCCGGGTCACCTCGGCGAGGATCTTGGCCAGCGCGTCCGCGTCCTGGCCGTTGGCGCCCTCGGTGGAGCCCCACTCCTCGATGTCGCTGGCGATCTCGTCCGCGCTGCGCCCGGTGCTCTCGTCCGCCATTTTCGTCTCCCTCTCTCGCAGGGCGCCCCCGCCCTGGTGTAATTCCATTAAATCATAGCCGTGCCCGCGAGGCAAGTTCCCGGCTCGTGTGACCTGAAACACAGCGGCGCCCCCGACCCGAGAGCCAGGGGGCGCTGCGTTCACTCCGCGAACAGCGTGTCTCCTTCCACGCCGTAGTCCTCGACCAGCGTCACACCAGCCGGGAAGTCCGCCTCGTCGCCGAACGCGGCCTGGATCGCGGCGTTCACGTCGGTGCCCAGGGGCACTTCCAGGTCGCGGACCCAGGACACCCGGATCTGTCGGCTCATTTCCGCTCCTCTCGCGGGGAGGGGACCCGCCCCCCCCC